TGGGATATAACAGTAGTCCACAAAATGTTGGCGCTTGGCCTTGATGTCATCGTCTTCCAGCCAGTTGCGGTAAACCGCCAGGACATCCCCGGTTCCCCGGTCAATGGTCACCACATAGGGCAGGGCAATGCCGGTAGGCTCCCCGTCTTTGTCCACATCCTCAAACCCTTCAATGTCCAGGTCTGTGTGGATCTCAAGGATCTGGTAGCGGTTGTCATCGGAAGCTTTATAGCCTTGCTGTTCGGCCTTCTTCTTCTCAATGTCCGTCATTATGTTGACGGGGTCGCCCATGTCTATATCCCGGTAAAACCCGCTGACCTGGAGCTTCTTGATCTCATTCTTGGTCTTACGCATCACATGGGTGACCCGTTCTGCGTTGTTTAAATTTGATGCCCCGTAAGGCACGATAACGTCCTCTGCCGGGATATACAAAGCTACCTGCCGTCCCATGGCCGGGTCGTAGTAGACCTTTTTAAACGCAGAAAGCTTGTCCTGGACTTCATCCGGGCCTATGTGCGTTTACACGGCATCCCTCCGAGCTACGATGTGATAGCCCGTGGGCTTGGGTTGAAGTCCCGTTCCAATATCCACAGGATTGTCCACAGGCTGAAGTCCGATGGGTTCATCACTGTCAAGCCCAGGAAGTTCTACGGTGTCCGGTTGGTTGATAAATCTGTTGAGAAGATGTTGTCCCTATGAGCCTGCTAACCCGCAAGGAAGTGGACGGCTACATCCAGATGGTGGACAGGGTTCCTGATGCGGAGCGTAAGAAGATCTTTGCCCTGCTGGAGATGGACAGGGTAGAACGGTGTCGGGAGTCCTACCTGTTCTTTGTCCAGCAGATGTGGCCGATATTCATATCGGGCAAACACCACCAGATCATGGCAAATGCCTTTGAGCGTGTTGTCAATGGGGATTTGAAGCGTCTGATCATCAACATGCCTCCCAGGCATACCAAGTCAGAGTTTGCTTCCTTTTTGCTTCCAGCTTGGTTCTTGGGTAAGCACCCGGAGAAGAAGATCATCCAGACCGCCCACACTGCCGAGTTGGCCGTGGGGTTTGGACGTAAAGTCCGCAATCTTGTTCAGTCGGAGGATTACAGGAAGATCTTCAATACGCAGTTGTCTTCAGATTCAAAGGCCGCTGGCCGGTGGAACACGGACAAAGGCGGTGACTACTTTGCTATTGGTGTCGGGGGAGCCGTTACCGGAAAAGGCGCAGATGTATTGATCATTGATGACCCGCATTCTGAGCAGGAGGCCAAGCAGGGCAACCCTGCGGTGTTTGACAATGTCTATGAGTGGTACACATCTGGCCCTCGACAGCGTTTACAGCCGGGTGGGGCCATCATCATTGTGATGACAAGGTGGTCAAAGAGGGATCTGACGGGCCAGATCCTCAAGAATTCGGAGAAAGACGGGGTAAATGAGTGGGAAGTGATTGATTTCCCGGCAATTTTGCCCTCTGGAACCCCGTTGTGGCCTGCATTTTGGAAAAAAGAGGAGCTTGAGGCCCTCAAAGCTGAACTTCCAGTGTCCAAATGGGAGGCCCAGTACCAACAGAACCCCACATCAGAGGAAGGGGCCATCATAAAGCGGGATATGTGGCGGCTTTGGGATAAAGAAGACCCTCCCGCTTGTGATTACATCATCCAATCCTGGGATACGGCCTTTGAAACCAACAACAGGGCCGACTATTCAGCCTGTACCACCTGGGGAATCTTTGATCACTCCGATGGGAAGGGTAACTTACGTCCGAACATCATTCTTCTGGATGCGTTTAAACAACGTCTTGAGTTCCCGGAGCTAAAGAAGAAGGCATATGAGATGTATCAGGAATGGAACCCAGACACATTGATCGTGGAGAAGAGAGCGGCAGGCGCTCCCTTGATCTATGAGATGCGTAGGACAGGAATTCCGGTGTCGGAATATACACCGGGCAAAGGAAACGATAAGATCGCCCGTGTAAACGCTATTGCTGACCTGTTTGCGTCCGGGATGGTTTGGTGTCCAGATCACCGATGGGCAGAGGAAGTCGTGGAAGAAATGGCTTCGTTCCCCAACGGCGACAACGATGACCTTGTGGACTCAAGTAGCCAAGCTTTGATGCGGTTTCGCCAAGGCGGGTTTATTTCCATCGATTCTGATGAGCCAGATGAACCCATTTATCGCAGGAAAGCGGAGTACTACTAAGGATCATTATGGCTAACTTTGACAAAGCACTTTACCCAGCGCCCACAGGTATGGATCAAGGCGTGAGTATTGAGATTGAAGACCCGGAGTCTGTAACGATTGACACCGGAGAGGTCGAGATCACCCTTGAGCCAGAGAATGATTACGGCGGGGACTTTGATTCAAACCTCGCAGAAATCCTGGACGAGGGTGAGCTTGCCACCATTTCATCTGACCTCATGGAGTTAGTGGACGCTGACATATCCTCACGCAAGGATTGGGCAGAAACCTTTGTCAAGGGCCTGGAAGTGTTGGGGATGAACTATGAAGAAAGAACGCAGCCCTGGAACGGGGCATGCGGGGTTTTCTCGACCATCCTGACAGAAGCGGCCATCAAGTTCCAGGCCGAGTCCATCATGGAGACTTTCCCAGCCCAAGGGCCGGTTAAGACCGAGATCATTGGTGCGATTGACAAGATGAAGGAAGACGCAGCCCAACGTGTCCGGGATGACATGAACTTCAAGCTGACGGAAGAAATGCCTGAGTACCGCCCGGAGCATGAGCGGATGCTCTACTCCCTGGGACTTTCAGGTTCTGCGTTTAAAAAGGTCTACTACGACCCAGCCATGGGACGGCAGGTAGCCCTGTATATCCCGGCAGAGGACGTTATCGTCCCTTACGGGGCATCGAATTTAAACAACGCAGAACGGGTCACCCATGTGATGCGTAAGACCAAGAATGAGATCAAGAAGCTTCAGGTCAGCGGGTTTTACCGGGATGTGGACATGGGAGACCCCGTCAACATAATGACGGACATTGAAAAGAAGAAGGCCGAACAGCAAGGCTATAAAGCTTCCGATGACAACCGCTACCAGATCCTTGAGATCCACACAGACTTGGATATTGAAGGGTTTGAGGATGTGGACAAAGACGGAGAGCCTACCGGCATTGCCCTGCCCTATGTGGTGACCATTGACCGGGGAACCGGGGATGTCCTGGCGGTTTATCGTAACTGGCTGGAAGATGATGACAAGAAAGCCAAGCGCCAGCATTTTGTGGATTACTGTTATATCCCAGGGTTTGGCTTCTACGGAATGGGACTGATCCATGTGATTGGTGGTTATGCCCGTGCGGGTACTTCCCTGATTCGCCAGTTGGTGGATTCGGGAACCCTGTCCAATCTGCCCGGTGGACTGAAGTCCCGTGGCATGCGGATCAAAGGAGACGACACGCCAATCGCTCCAGGTGAATTCCGGGATGTAGACGTTCCCAGCGGGGCGATCAAAGACAACGTCATGGCCCTCCCCTATAAGGAGCCTAGCCCAACCCTCCTAACTCTGCTCGATAGGATCACAGAAGAAGGACGCAGATTGGGTTCCATCTCTGACATGAAAATCAGTGACATGAGTTCCCAGGCCCCCGTAGGGACAACCCTGGCAATTCTGGAGAGAACCCTGAAGACCATGGGGGCCGTTCAGGCCCGTGTCCACTACTCCATGAAGCAGGAATTTAAACTGCTCAAGGGAATCATCCGGGACTATGCGCCCACTGAGTATGAGTACATGCCCCATGGTGGGAACCCCAAGGCAAAACAGTCTGACTACGACATCGTTGAGGTAATTCCCGTCTCTGATCCAAACTCCAGCACGATGGCCCAGCGGATCATGCAGTATCAGGCGGTGATTCAGTTGGCCGCACAGGCCCCCCAGATATATAACCTGCCCAATCTGCACCGCCAGATGATTGAGGTTCTGGGGATTCAGAACGCAGAAAAGCTGGTTCCAGTGGACGATGACCAAACACCACGGGATCCTGTCAGCGAGAACATGGCGTTCCTCAACGGAAAGCCCACTCAGGCATTCATCTACCAAGACCACGATGCCCACATCGCCGCTCATACATCCTTCATGCAGGATCCAATGATCGCCCAGACTATCGGACAAAACCCGATGGCCCAGAAGATCCAGGCGGCGGCAATGTCCCACATTGCAGAGCATTTGGCGTTTCAGTATCGAAGAAAGATCGAAGAGCAGATCGGAGTGCCCTTGCCTCCCCCTGACCAGAAACTGCCAGAGGACATTGAAATCCAAGTGTCCCGGTTGGTGGCAGAGGGTGCGAAGCAACTCCTCCAGGCAAATCAGGCCCAGGCCCAACAGGCCCAGGCCCAGCAACAGGCACAGGATCCCATGGTTCAAATGCAACAGCAGGAACTGCAAATCAAACAGATGGATGCCCAGGCAAAAGCCCAGAAGTATCAGTCTGATGCCCAGATCGCCCAGGCCCGTTTAAACATTGAGTCGCAGCGAATTGCGAACCAGAAGGAAATGGACATGGCCCGGATTGCTTCGCAGGAGAAGCAGGCCAACCAGAAAGTTCAAGTGGACATATTTAAACGGAATCAATGATGCTAGATCAAGCAATCAATTACCTCATCAAAGAACTTAAAGAGCGGGAATCGAGCCTGCTTGAAAGTCTTGGCGGGGGCGCAGCACAAGACTACGCCGCCTACCGGGAAGTGTGCGGCAACATTCGGGGTCTGCTGTTTGCACAAACTTTAATCTCCGACCTTGCGAAAAAAATGGAGAACTTTGATGATGAGTGAATTTGATGTTGCGGCGGTAAATTTGTCGGGTATTTTGAATACCACGGCAGAGGAGAAGGCAAAACAAGTGCCTGATCCAGCTACGTTCTACCTTCTGTGTGTCCTCCCGGACATTGAGGAGGAGTATGAAAGCGGTCTGATAAAGGCTGGGCAAACCATACATTATGAGGAAATACTGTCGCCGGTACTCTTCGTGGTGAAGATGGGGCCTGATGCTTTTAAGGACACCAAGCGTTTCCCGTCCGGGCCTTCGTGCAAGGTGGGAGATTTCGTTCTTGTCCGTCCCAACACCGGGACACGGATCAAGATTCATGGCAAAGAATTCCGGTTGATCAACGATGACTCTGTCGAAGGTGTTGTCCAAGATCCCCGTGGAATAACCCGTGCGTAGGGGAAAACATGGCTGAAATTGAAAAAACTGAGTTTGAGTTTCCACATGAGGTGGAAGAAAAACTATCCAAAGCTGGGGGCAAGATCGTTGAGCCTGAGTCCGATGAACCGGAAATAGAGGTCATTGACGATACCCCAGAGGAAGATCGTGGCCGGGAGCCAATGAAAACCCCGCCCGAAGACCCTACAGACGAGGAATTGGCAACGTATTCCAAGCGGGATCGAACCAAAACCCGTGAATTCCACAAGGCTTACCACGATGAGCGCAGGGCAAAAGAGGCCGCACTGCGTGAAAAAGAGGAGGCCATTCGCATTGCACAGCAGGTTTATGAGGAAAATCAACGCCTTAAAGGCACGGTTGATTCAAATCAGAACATCATGCTTGACCAAGTAAAGCGCACAATTGCCCAAGAAATTGATCAGGCAAAGGTCAAATACAAGAAAGCCTACGAGGACGGAGACTCAGAAGCCCTGGTCGATGCCCAAGAAGAGCTTACCAATGCCAAAATCAAGGCAGATCGTGTAAACAATTTTAAGCCGAAGCCTTTACAGGCCCAGGAAAATGTTGTACAAACGAGTCCAAGTGCTCCACCGCCTGACCACAAGGCCGAAGATTGGCAGCGTGCCAACCCTTGGTTTGGGCCAGATACTGAGATGACGGGCTTTGCACTAGCAGTGCATAACAAGCTCATCAACGAGGACGGTGTAGACCCAAAGAGTGACGAATACTACCAGCGTTTAAACGGTAGGTTGCGCCAAGTGTTCCCAGATAAGTTTGAGTCTGCGGAACCCGGTGATGCGAATCGCCGCCCAAAGTCAAATGTAGTTGCTTCGGCAAGTCGCAGTACTGCTCCTAAAAAGATCACACTGACGGCCTCTGAGGTCAACATCGCCAAACGGCTTGGAATTCCTTTGGAACTCTATGCTCGCAAGGTTCTGGAAATTAGGAGAAGTACAAATGGATGAGCAGAAACGTGAAAAGCGTGCCCTTGAAAGTCGTGAAGCAGATATGCGTCCCAAGCGTTGGATGCCGCCTACTCTGTTGCCCGATCCCGAAAAAGAAGAAGGCTATGCCTTCCGATGGATCCGTTTGAGCACCTTAAACAACCCTGATCCCACGAATATTTCTTCAAAGCTCCGTGAGGGATGGGAACCTGTAAAGGCCGTCTCCCAGCCACAACTGCGCTTGGTAAGCAACCCTAACGGACGCTTCCCAGATGGTATTGAGGTCGGTGGATTGTTGCTTTGCAAAACCCCGGTTGAGTTTACGGTTCAGCGTGATGAGTATTACCAGCAAGTGGCTGATACTCAGATGCAATCCGTGGACAACAACTACATGCGTGATAGCGATCCTCGGATGCCCATGTTCAAAGAACGTAGCTCCAAGGTCACTATCGGTAAGAGTATTTAACTTTTTAGGAGTCTTAAATGGCTTATCCCGCTGTATCAGCCCCATATGGGTTGTTGCCGCAGAACTTAATTGGTGGTCAAGTATTTGCGGGTTCAGTCCGTCATTACCCCATTCAGTACGGTTATGCGACAGACATTTTCTATGGTGATTTCGTCGTACTATCCCGTGGTTCTATAACCCGTGCCTCAGTTTCTACTGGCACTGGTTTAAACCAAACGGTTGGTATTTTCTTGGGATGTACTTATACAAACCCGCTAAACAAGCAAAAACAGTTTGCTCAATACTGGCCCGCAAGCACCCTCGCTGGTGACTGTGAAGCCTATGTATTGGATGATCCCGATGCTGTGTTTAAGGCTGTTGTATGTTCCGCTACTACTGCTGTTGCTTCTGCTGCTATGGCTATGATTGGCACTAACCTGTCAGCCATTAACAACACGGGTAGCACCACCACTGGCAACTCTGCTAACGCAGTTTTGGCTCCTTCAGCAACTCCTGTAACAACTACTCTGCCTCTGCGTTTGATTGGTCTTGTTTCTGAAAGTTCTATCAGTACATCTGCTACTGGCTCTTCATCTTCTACAACTATTACCTTAACTGGTTCGGGCTTGCCTAGTGCAATCCCTGTTGGAACAGATGTAGCCTACGTTGCAGCAAACGGGCAAATCATTCAAACGGGTTCTTTTGTAACCGCCGCAGCTTCAGCCGCTGCGACATCAGTTACGATTAACTCTGCGATTGCCGTGCCGGGTAGTGTTGTAGCAATTCCTGCTTCTTCCACTATAGTGTTCACCCAGTTTCCTGAAGTATTGGTTAAATTTAACCAAGCACTGCACGGTTACTACTCTGCCACTGGCGCATAAGGAGCATAAATCATGGCTATTTCCCGTGCCCAACTACTCAAAGAACTGCTCCCTGGCCTGAATGCATTGTTTGGTCTTGAGTACGCCCGTTATGGTGAGGAACATAAAGAAATTTATGAAACCGAAACCTCTGAGCGTTCTTTTGAAGAAGAAACCAAGCTTTCTGGCTTTTCTGCCGCACCTGTCAAGAACGAAGGCTCTGCCATCGCTTATGACAATGCTCAGGAAGCATGGACTGCTCGCTACAACCACGAAACCATTGCTTTGGGTTTCTCAATCACTGAAGAGGCGATTGAGGATAACCTGTACGACAGCCTGTCTGCTCGTTACACCAAAGGTTTGGCTCGTGCTATGGCATATACCAAGCAGGTTAAAGGCGCTGCTGTTATCAACAACGGTTTCTCCTCGGCTTATGCTGGTGGTGATGGCGTTGCACTGTTTAGCACTGCCCATCCGCTGGTTAACGGTGGCACTAACTCAAACCGTCCTGCAACTGGCGCTGACCTTAACGAGACTTCCTTGGAAGCCGCCGTTATTCAGATCGCAGCTTGGACTGATGAGCGTGGCCTGCTGATTGCAGCTAAGCCTAAGAAGTTGGTTATTCCGCCTGCTCTGATGTTCGTTGCTACTCGTCTGTTGGAGACCAGCCTGCGTGTTGGTACTACCGATAACGATATCAACGCGTTGAAGAACAACGGTTCGATCCCTGAAGGTTACTGTGTTAACCACTTCTTGACCGACACCAATGGCTGGTATCTGACCACTGATGTGCCTAACGGTCTGAAGCACTTTGTGCGTTCGCCTCTGGCTAACTCAATGGACGGTGATTTTGACACCGGAAATGTCCGTTACAAGGCTCGTGAGCGTTACAGCTTCGGCTGGTCTGACCCTCTGGGTATCTTTGGATCGCCCGGTTCGTCCTAAAAAGACTAAGAAAAGGGGCCTTGTGCCCCTTTTCTTTTTAGTGTATATTGCAGCCATTCCGGGCTTTCCGGTGCATCAAACTGTCCCGGCAGACGACATACCGATTGATGCACTTCACTTGTATGTAAGGAATTATCATGGGATTCGCAACTCATCTCGGCCCTTGGCTGCTTGGCACGGTCAAAAACACTACCGGCACAACTTCTGGAACCCTCCGCAATTTGGGCGCTACTGTTGTGTCGCAGTCCAAAGCCATTTTGTACACGGATATTACGGCAGCTACGGTTGCTTTTACAATTCCGGCAGGCTCACAGATTCTGACCGCTCAGTTTAATACTACCGTCGCCTATGCAACGACGACTCCTACATACGCACTTTTCTCTAATGCTGTTGCAATCAATACAGCAGCAAACGGAAGCGTGTTTGCAAACACTGGCATCGTAAATATTCTGCTTGGCAATAACAGCGCCGCCGCCGCTGTGTTGTGTAATAACGTAGGCACGACAGACGCAATCATTACGTTTACACAGGCTAACGTCACTGCCACCTCTGGTGCTGGCACATTGACTCTGACGTATGTTGTAAAAGGTAGCGATGGCGTTGCTAACCCAACAGCTACTGAGCAGTAATTAATCTTGGGGGCTTCGGCCCCCTCATAACAGGAGATTGATTATGGGTATGCAAACTGATGTACTAGCAAGTCAGGTACTTACTGCTGACGGACAATTTACAAACCAAGCAAGCGCTACCATAGGCCGCGCAAGGATTAAATCTGTCTACATTGTTCCGGCGGCAACGGCAGGTAGTGTTGTGTTTAAAGATGGCGGTACGTCCGGCACAACTATCATGACCTTGAATACGGTAGGCTCTGTTACGCAGCCTACATACTTGCTATTTCCGGGTGAAGGTGTGTTGTTTAGCACCAATATTTATGCGGATGTGACGAGCATAGGTTCAGTCACAATTTTCTATGGCTAAGAAAAAAGGCCCGGTTCTCTCTGTAGGCCGGGGCGAGAAGCTACCCGTCTCTAAAGGGGCTGGACTGACTGCCAAAGGTAGAGCCAAGTACAACGCAGCAACCGGCAGTAATCTGAAAGCTCCCCAGCCTCAAGGTGGCGCACGCAAGAATTCATTCTGTGCGCGGATGTCGGGTATGCCGGGGCCGATGAAAGATGAAAAAGGTAAGCCTACCCGCAAGGCGGCTTCCTTAGCCAGATGGAAGTGCTGATATGACCGATACAAGCAATGTAAAAGCAATGACTGATGGCGCTGCCGTAGTAATGGGCCTTGGCGGTTTCTTAGGATGGATGACTCCCGTCGTAGCGCTCATTGGCGGCGTGTTGACCATCGTGTGGATGGTTATTCGCATCTGGGAAACTGATACCGTGCAGCGGTGGTTTAAAGACGATGCCGACGACAAGTAAAAAGCAACACAAGTTCATGGAAGCGGTGGCTCATAATCCATCGTTTGCCAAGAAGGCAGGCGTTCCACAGTCCGTGGGGCAAGATTTTTCAACTGCGGACAAGGGCCGTAAATTCTCTAAAGGTGGTGATACTATGGCTTCTAAAATGAACCCCGGCTTTATGGCAATGATTGCTAAGAAAAAAGACGGCGACAAAGGCAGCGCACTAGCAAAACACGCAGCTAAACCTGCTTCCAAAGCTCACGCTGGCCTCAAAGCCGGTGGTATGACCAAGATGGGCTCTGTTAAAACCAACTCCAAGCCTGATGGTGTAGCCAAAAAAGGCTTGACCAAGGCTAAACAAGTTGTAATGAAGAAAGGTGGGCAGTGCTAATGGCAACTAAAAAACGCATGAAACGCTTTGACGATGGCGGCATGGTTGGAAATTCCAACTACCCGTTTGGTCAAGGCCAAAGTCAAATGCAAGCCCCCGCACAGGATGCTGGTGGTTTAGGAAACACTTCGCCTTTGGTTCAAGTCAACACAGGCGAAGCAGACGCCGCACAGATGAATCCCGCAACAGCAACCCCCGTCCAGATGAAAAAGGGTGGGGCTGTCAAAGCAAGCCGGGGCGACGGTATCGCTCAACGTGGCCGCACAAAAGGCCGTTTCGTCTAAAGGAGATAGTTATGACTAGTTTTGTACGCGGGGCCCCCCCTGCTATTGATAATAAACCGCGTCCGGGTGGTCCTAAGCCAATGAGTGGCGGCCCAAGGCAAGGCGGTATCCAAAAGCAGTTGCAATTTATGTCCGACCAGTTGCGCGGTGGGGCATCTGGGTCACCAATGGGTCTTGGCGCAGCAATGTCTGGACCTAAAACAGGGCTTGGCACCGCGATGATGGGTAGTGTTGGCCCAAGGCCAGCAGGCGGCATGTCTGATGCTGCAAAAACATACGCCGCAGCCGCTAAATCTGCTATGAATTCAACAAATTCTGGAACGCCCAAATCAGGCACAAACGCAAAGCCAATGCCCGGAGGCGGGCCATTGCAAGGTCTTGGCGCAGCAATGTCTGGACCAAAAACGGGTATTGGCACAGCAATGGGCATGAACAAAATGGCTGGTGCGGGTGCGGCACTTGGCAAAAGTTTTGGCATGAAGTCTGGCGGCGCTGTGGGTTCAGCTTCCAAACGTGCAGACGGTATTGCCACCAAAGGCAAGACCAAAGGTACGATGGTTAGTATGAAAAATGGCGGCAAAGCCTGCTAAGGAGTAAGTTATGACTACAAAACGCATTGTTTCCAAAAAAGAACTGGAAGATTCCGGTTTAAGTTTGCGTGATTTTTTAAATAAAGAGCGGGGATTGACGCGTAAGCCAGATGCGGATACTAAGTTTGGTGTAAATAAACCGCGAGATTTATACACCAGTAGTGGTAAAGCTACTGTAGATAGACAAGATGCAGAGGCTAAAGTAGCCGCTAATACGGCTGCGGATCAGGCAACTATTGACCGCATGGCAAAACGCACAAGGCCGTACATGAAAGACGAAGCGGGCAATGATATGAAACATGGCGGCGCAGTTAAAAAAATGGCTTCGGGTGGTTCAGCTTCTTCTCGCGCAGATGGTATCGCCCAGCGGGGTAAGACCCGTGGAAAGATGTGCTGAACCATGAGAGCTTCACGCGGTATGGGCAATATTGACCCGTCCAAAATGCCAAAGGGCAAGAAAAAAGCCCGTAGGGATGACACTGACTTCACGCAATACGCTGAAGGCGGTAAAGTAAAGTCCAAGGTAAATGAAGCTGGCAACTACACCAAGCCTGAGCTACGCAAGCGTATTTTCAACAGCGTTAAAGCTGCGGCAATCGTAGGTACGGGCGCTGGTCAGTGGTCAGCCAGAAAAGCACAAGTTATGGCTAAACGCTATAAGGCCGCAGGCGGAGGGTACAGAGATTGAAAGCACCGCAGCAATCCCTTAAAGCTTGGGGTGACCAGAAATGGCGCACCAAATCGGGAAAGCCGTCGTCAAAAACAGGTGAGCGGTACTTACCTGAAGCTGCTATAAAATCTTTGTCATCAACTGAGTACGCAGCTACCACTAGAGCAAAACGTGCAGGTAAGGCAGCGGGCAAACAGTTTGTGGCGCAACCCAAAACCATAGCAAAGAAAACAGCAGGTTTTAGATAATGTCTACTTCGGGAATTGCTACTTTCAACCTTGACCTCACGGAGATCGTGGAGGAAGCGTTTGAACGTGCTGGTTCCGAAATGCGTACGGGTTATGATTTGCGCACCGCCCGCCGGTCATTGAACCTACTCTTTGCAGACTGGGCCAACCGTGGCGTCAACATGTGGACGTTCGATCAAGGGACTATTAATTTAGTTCCGGGTCAGAACACCTACCCACTACCAACTGACACAGTGGACTTGCTTGAACACGTAATACGTACAGGCGCAGGCAGTGCGTCCACCCAAGCTGACCTGACCATAACGCGCATTAGTGTTTCTACCTACGCCACCATCCCCAACAAGCTGCAACAAGCACGCCCTATTCAGGTTTGGATTCAACGTTTAGACGGGCAGACTTCGGCGGTGGGAACCACAATTAGTGCAACAATTACATCCACCGCTACGACAATTGCGGTGACTTCTGCCGCAAGCTTACCCTCTACCGGTTTTATCTTGATTGGTTCGGAAACCATTGGGTATGGCTACATATCAGGGAATACCCTAAGTAACTGCGTCCGGGGCCAGAACAACACGACTGCTGCGGCACACACTGCGGGAGACGGTGCGTACGTACAAAGCCTGCCCGCTATCACGGTGTGGCCTACCCCCGATAACTCCCAGACGTACCAGTTTATTTATTGGCGGTTGCGCCGTGTTAATGATGCTGGTGGTGGCGTGAACACTATGGACGTACCGTTTCGGTTCTTGCCGTGCATGGTGGCGGGGCTGGCCTACTACTTGGCGCTTAAAGTCCCCAATGGTGCGCAACGGTTAGATATATTAAAAGCTCAATATGATGAGGCTTGGCAGTTAGCGTCAGACGAAGACCGCGAGAAGGCATCCGTGCGGTTTGTGCCGCGTCAGGCCTATATAGGGGGCGGAGCTTGAAATGGGTAATAGGTTTGCATCAGGCAAGAACAGTATTGCCATGTGCGATAGGTGTGGCGCTAGTTTTAAATTAACCGAATTACGTAAAGAAATTATTAAGACAAAGACGTACAATTTGCTTGTATGCCGGTCTTGCTGGGATCCAGATCAACCGCAGTTGCAGCTTGGTATGTACCCAGTGGATGATCCGCAAGCGGTGCGTAATCCTCGTCACGACAGCACATATATAACGGCAGGGGTTAACAGTTCGGGTAACCTCACGGGAGGCTCAAGGGACATCCAGTGGGGCTGGTATCCGGTTGGTGGAGCAAGTCAGTTTGATGTAGCGTTAACTCCCAATTATTTGGTTGGAGTTACAAGTGTTGGTACAGTAACGGTAACGGTTTCATAGGAGTCAATGATGGACACGAAAAAAGTAAAGCAAATTGCGGATACCGAGGCCAAGAAAATGGTCAAGGGTCACGAAAGCCGCATGCATGCCAAAGGCATGAAAAAGGGTGGCCCTACCAGTGAAGACCGCATGCGCGTAGGGCGTAACCTGTCTCGTGCAGCTAACCAAAAAACGGGGTAAATCATGGCTTACAGTATGAAAAAAGGCGGCAAAGAAATTGGCTCTGCTGCTGTTTATGCACCGCCGCATAAGATGAACGGCAAGGCTTTGAAGATTTCTTCAAACCCCGGCAAGGATTCTGAACTATCTAGCACCAGCGACATGCGCATGAGTGTTGGCATGTATAACAACGGCCCCGACAAGACTACCAAGACCGACGGAATTAAAGTCCGAGGAACTGGTGCAGCTACCAAGGGCGTGATGGCAAGAGGCCCGATGGCATGACATACACTGAGCTTTCGGCGGCGATACAGACTTATACGGAAAATACCTTTCCGACGATTACCCTTGCGAACTCGTCTACTGTATCGTCTACGACTCAGATCAACCGCTTCATCCAGCAGGCGGAGCAGCGCATCTATAACACGGTGCAGTTCCCCTCGTTGCGTAAGAACGTGACGGGAACCATTACTGCCAGCAACAAATACCTGTCCTGCCCAGATGACTTCTTAGCCCCTTACTCGTTGGCTGTTTTCTCCGGCTCTGGCCCGTACACATTTCTGCTTAACAAAGATGTGAACTTCATGCGTGAGGCATATCCCACACCAACGGATACGGGAACACCAAAGTACTACGCTTTGTTTGGGCCTACGATTGCTAGTTCCGTAGTCACTAATGAGCTAAGTTTTATCCTTGGCCCAACCCCGGATGCCACTTATTCCGCAGAACTTCATTACTACTACTATCCTGAGTCAATCACTGTGGCTTCTAGCGGTCAAACGTGGTTAGGGGATAACTTTGACACGGTTTTACTTTACGGTTCGTTGGTAGAAGCCTACACCTTTATGAAGGGTGAGGCAGATTTGATAGCCCTGTATGACGGCAAGTACAAGGAAGCACTTATGCTGGCTAAACGTCTGGGTGATGGGATGGAGCGTCAGGATGCCTATCGTAGTGGTCAATATAGGCAGGCGGTTACATGAGCATTGTTCAGACCCAGACTACCAGCTTCAAGAAGGAGCTGTACACGGCTGTCCACAACTTGGCTACAGACACAATCAAGATTGCTCTGTACACCGCCAATGCGGATTTAAACGCAGATACTACCGTTTACAGCAATACCAATCCTTATGAAGTCTCAGGTACAGGCTACACGGCTGGCGGGGAGACTATGACTGGGGTTCAGATTAGTTCATCTGGCTATGTAGCTTATGTAAACTGGGATAACGTGTCTTGGACAGCGGCTTTGACTGCCCGGTGTGCTTTGATTTACAACGTCACGCAGGGTGATAAGTCAATTGCGGTACTGGACTTTGGGTCTGACAAAACATCGACCACCACGTTTACAATTACCATGCCCGCTAACACCTCAACTACGGCACTTATCAGGAGTTCAAATTGATCGTTACTACTACCAAAGGCGACATGGATGATTCCTTGCTGGAACACCGCGCCGGGGAAATTGAGAATGACAATGAGCTAACAACATGGGTAGAGTACTGGTTGGATGGTGAGTTGGTTCACCGCTCGGCACATGTGACGTTGAAGAAAATACCTAATTTTGCTGTTGGCGTTACTGCTTCTTTTTAAGGAACTAAAATGGCAAACACGCAATCAATGGCTACATCGTTCCTCAGCGAACTGATGCTGGGCCAACACCAACTTGGCGTTTCTACTATCGTTTCTCGCGGTAGCTTGACCGCTCCTACTACGGATACTCTAAAGGCTGCTTTGTACTTGGCCTCCGCTACGATCAATGCTTCTACAACCATTTATTCAGCTACTGGTGAAGTGTCTGGTGCAAACTATAGCGCAGGTGGGGTAACAGTAACTAATGCCACAGCCCCAACCTTTACCAATGCATCTGCAACGGCGGGCGTAGGATATTGGACTCCTTCGGCAAGCATTGTGTACACAAGCGTAACACTAACTACCTCGTTTGACTGTGTGTTGCTCTACAACTCAACGCAGAGTGATAAGGCTATCAGTGTTTACACCTTTACCGCGCAGACCATCACTTCTGGTACGCTGACGTTAACCATGCCTTCCAGTACCACTACGACTGCTTTGTTGCGTTTGGCAACAACCTAAGCGGAGGCGGCGAAGGCCGTAGGCCATGTTTGGTATAACCCCTTTCTCTGGAGCGCCGTTCTCAGCGTTGGGGGGAACTAACGTCACATTGGCGTTAACGGGAGTTCAGGCAACGGGGAATGCGGGTACTGTAAGTGTAGATATATCCCTTGCGCTGACTGGAGTTCAGGCGGTTGGATTAGTTGGAACAATTACTACATCCCAAGCAGTTTCTATTGCCCTTACCGGGCTTGAAGCAACAGGCGGAGTTGGCAGTGTAGGTATAGATATATCGTTGGCGCTGTCTGGGGTGCAGGCAGTGGGTGCTGTGGGGATAATTATTCCGGTAAGTTGGGTCATAATAGACAACAATCAAACAGCAAACTGGCAAAATATAGCTAATGTGCAATCCCCCAGTTGGTCTACAATCCCAAACAATCAGACCACAAGTTGGGTGTTGATTGACACTCCACCATAGAGGCATAAATGGCTCTTGTACTAGCAGATCGGGTTAAAGAAACTACCGCTACAACGGGTACGGGTACTGTCACGCTTCTTGGAGCCTCAACGGGGTTTCAGTCGTTTTCTGCGGTGGGTAATGCCAATACAACGTATTACACAATTGCAGGCCAGTCTGGCTCTGAGTGGGAAGTTGGCATTGGGACGTATACATCCTCTGGCACAACTTTATCCCGTGATACAGTCTTATCCTCCAGCAACGGCGGGTCGCTTGTTACATTTTCTTCTGGTACAAAGGATGTTTTTGTTACTTATCCGTCAGGACGAGCTATTACTGGCGGTGAAGGGTATGTAGAAAATGATGCCTCAATTGATGTAAGTTCAACTATTAGTACGGGTAGAAATGCCTTTAGTGCAGGCCCAATATCGGTGGCTAGTGGAATAACTGTAACAGTACCTACTGGTTCGGTCTGGACAGTCGTTTAGTAAAGGTTACAACATGACAGTCAATTACACTACTAATCTATCCCTTGGCCTGCCGGTCACCGGGACGGAATCAGGCACTTGGGGCGATGATGTAAACAACGCCCTCACCGCTTACTTGGACATTGCCATTGCGGGCGGCTTGGCTGTCACAATAACCACGGCAGACGTTACTTTAGCTAACACGCAAGGAACTAGCGCAGGTACAGGCATAACCACACTTTCGGGGCAGTACGCTATCCTGAACCTTAGCGGGGCAATGACCGCAGCCAGAAACCTAATCCTCCCTAGCAGCAGCAAGTCGTATATCATCAACAATAACTGTACAGGTGGATTTCTCCTAACGGTTAAGGGCGCAGCCACTACAGGCGTTACCATGATTAACGGAGAAAAATCCGTATTGTTCTGGAGCGGCACTGACTACGTTAAGGCGACTACAAGTGGCGGCGCAACAGGCGGTGGATCAGATCAGATTTTTATCCAAAACGGACAGACCGTAACAGTAAACTACACCATCAGCACTGGCTACAACGCTGGTTCGTTTGGGCCTATTTCTATCAACAGTGGAATTACGGTAACGGTTCCCACCGGCTCTAACTGGTATGTTATTTAAGGATCATCTATGAGCTTAGTACAAATCCAAGGCAACGCAAGCGGCACGGGTACGCTGACCATTGCCGCACCTAATACAAACACCAACAGGACGCTGACGCTGCCTGATGCAACCACCACCTTTGTGGGTACGGATGCAACGCAGACATTGACCAATAAGACCATCCAAGGCGGGGCAATTACCTCGGGTACGGCGGTAGCTTCTACTAGCGGTACGTCAATTGACTTTACAAGCATACCATCATGGGTTAAGCGGATTACTGTGATGTTAAGTGGCGTAAGCACAAGCGGTACATCTTTAATGCGGTTTCAATTAGGTATCTCAACAGGTGTAGAAACAACTAGTTATTTAGGAACGGCTGGACAATTGGGTGCTACTGTAAGTGCTGCGGCATCAACATCTGGTTTTGACAGTAATGGAGATAACAATGCAACGTTTTCTAGAAACGGGGCGCTTATTTTTTCTTTGCTCGGCTCAAATACATGGACATTGACAGGCTCTTACAACATTGGTGCGGCTCAAAACTTTATGTATTTTTTGACTGGCGCTAAAACGCTTGGCGGCACACTTGACCGCGTACGCATCACCACAGTCAACGGCACAGATACCTTTGATGCCGGTTCAATCAACATTTTGTACGAGGGTTAATCATGCCTACACGAATCGAAGTCAATTGCGAAACCGGCGAAGTCAAAGAGATTGAGTTGGAAGGCGAGGAACTCGCTGCATACGAGGCATCATTGGCTGCACAGGCCGCTGAAGGACAACCACAATGACCATCTCAATCTCCGGCACAACAGGCATCACCCTAGCTGGGCAGTTTGACTCTGCCAGCACCTTTGGGTTTAAGAACAGAATCATTAATGGCTTGATGGCTATTGACCAGCGTAATGCAGCAGCCTCGCAAACATTTACCGCTGCGGCGGCTCTAGCATATTCCGTTGACCGCTGGTATGGGTTTTGCACAGGCGCAAACGTCACGGGTCAGCAAGTGGCTGGCTCAACTACACCATCTGTTACTCAGTTTAGGTACAGGTTCACAGGTGCAGCATCAGTCGCTACAGTAGGTTTTGGTCAACGTATTGAGCAGAAAAACTCTTACGATTTGGCGGGTTCTACTTGTACTCTGTCCGCAGACTTGGCTATATCGGCAACGCTCACGACTGTGACTTGGACAGCAAGCTATGCAACGACAACAGCGGACACGTTTGGCACATTGGCAAGCCCTACTGTGACCCAGATTGCTACTGGCACATTCACCGTCAGCGCAACAGTTACCAACTTCTCGACAAACATCAGCGTCCCTGCTGCCGCTACAACCGGCATACAGATTGTGTTTACGGTGGGCGCATTGACTGCGGGACTGACTTGGACAATTGGCAATGTGCAGTTTGAGAAAGGCTCAACAGCCACATCCTTTGACTACCGGCCTTTTGGAACGGAGTTGGCGCTGTGCCAGCGGTATTTTGTAAAAGATTTGCAAGACGGCAATCAGGCAACCTTTTTGATTGGGGTTATTGGTGCAGCAACAGTTGCAGACAGATGTGGTATGCGTTTTCCTGTAAGTATGCGTACAACCCCAACTGCGGCAATAGGTGGCACAACAAATCCAAGAATTTATGATGGTACAGCCGCACCATTTATAACATCAATTTCAGTAAATCTTTCATCTTCTTTTGGTGCTTCTTTGGGATTAACTGCAAGTACTGGCGGGTTAACTGTTGGCCGCGCTGCAACTATTATAGATGGAACAGCTTCATTTATTACTTATTCTTCGGAGTTATAAAATGTACCAACTGCAAAAAGATAAGCTAGACAATAAAGTTGTTTCTGTTTTAAAAATAGCAGACGGCGCATCTATCCCCCTTGACCCCGCCAACACCGACTACCAGCAGTACCTTGAGTGGCTTGCTGAAGGCAACACACCCGCAGAGGAATAAATCATGGCAACATCAATTAGTGGAACTACTGGCGTAACCTTCCCCGCTGGTGGCCTTGGCAACACACCCGCAGAGGAATAAATCATGACCATCACGATCAACGGCTCAGGAACTATTACAGGGGCGAATACGCTCACAAACACCAACATAGTTACATCCGAAGCAGCCACAGACTTAACGCTACAAAGCGCAGGCACAACAGTATTAACTCTATCGACTGCGGGTGGTGTGTCTATTGTTAGAACATCTGTAACATCCCCTGCTGCTGGTGACGGCAATGTGTTTAGCGGGACTTATACGCCTACACTGACAAATACTACAAATATTGCGTCATCGACTCCTTCAGCTTGTCAATACTTGAGAGTTGGAGATGTAGTGACGGTATCGGGTCAAGTAACTATTGATCCGACTACTGCGGGTGCTTGCAATATGAAAATGACTTTACCTGTAGCAAGCAATTTTGGATCAAGCAGACAAGCAGGGGGAACATTTGCAACCGTCACAAGCGGTCAAGCGGATCAAGGTGCAATTATTGGTGATGCAACTGGCGATCAGTTTGAATTTAGATTTACTGCTGTTAACGTGGCAAGCGCAATTTATGCGTTCAATGTAACTTATCAGGTGATCTAATCATGGTTGAATCAATTACATTTAACACAGACGATAACAAAATTACCGTTACGCTCGTTGACGAGACAACCAAAGAGTACACACAAGCAGACAAAGAGCAATACTTGTCTGACTACCCTGACCGTGCTGCTGATGTAACTGCAATGGGCTGGTAATATGAACCGAACAGCAAGCCCTAATCACATCCCTCACTGACCGCATTGCGGCGCTGGAAGCTAGGTAACCCCTATGTATGCGCTGGATCGTGCTTGCATTGATGCTGGTCACACCACCAGCGCCAGTTAAGTATATATGCGTCAGGTGGTACTGGACGGGGGACGTATTTGAACGTAAGGTTTACTGCTTAGAGTGGAAAAAGGTGGACAAGTGAATGCTCGATCCGATTTCTATTACGGTGGCGATAGCTACGGCTCAAGCCGTGGTGGATCAGATCAAGAAAGCAGTTGCGCTAGGCAAGGATGTAAAGTCTTTGTATGGTCAGTTCAGCAGCTTTTACTCGGCGGCAGATCAGGTTCACACCGCCTCCGCCAAGGCACGAATAGCAAGTATTCAGAAGAACGATTCGCAGATAAACGCAGAAGCCCTAAAGATAGCCTTTGCGTCTAAGGCACTACGAGATGATGAGCGGTACATAAAGGACTTGTTGTTTATGACCGGCAATGCGCCAGTTTGGGAAGAGATGATGGCAGAGCGGGTGCGAATGCACAAGGAGCGTTCTGAAATGGAAAGGGTAATGGCAGAGCAGAAACAAAAGGACAAGGAAGCGGCGGGAGATGCCTTTATGAACTTCTTGCTTTTTATTGCTGCTATTGCGATGATTGTGCCGATAGGTAGTCTGGCTTGGGAATTCTTGATTAAGAGGGGTTGATATGTTAGATTTACTAGGTGGTGGTATTTTTGGCTCCCTGCTTGGGGGCTTATTCCGACTTGCTCCTGAAGTCTTGAAATGGATGGACAAGAAGAACGAGCGAAGCCATGAGTTAAAGATGTTTGAGCAGCAATGCCAACTGGAAACTTTGCGGGGAAATCAGAAACTAGCTGAAATTGGGGCGCAGCGCGAGGCCACGGTAGACGCTGGCGTAATGGATGCGTTTAACTCTGCCGTTGAGCAACAGACGGAGATGGTCAAGGAAGCAGGCGGCTGGGCCGCAAGCCTGTCCGCATCTGTTCGTCCGGTGGCAACGTACTGGATTTTGGTTCTGTGGAGCTTTGCCCATGTCTGGTTTGCATGGACTGCTTGGTCTACGGGTGCGCCACCAGAGGCGGTGTTTAAACTTATCATGTCCGCCGACTTTGCCGCGCTGGTATCGGGCACTTTGAACTACTGGTTCCTCGACAGAACATTGGCAAAGCGTGGGCTATGAAGCTAGACATTGCCGCAGCACTGTGTAAACAGTTTGAGGGGTTTAGGGGTAAACCCTACCTCTGTCCTGCCGGTGTCCCAACGATTGGTTACGGCAGTACTTACTACGCCGATGGACGCAAGGTGGCGTTGACAGACCCGCCCATGTCTGAACCCGATGCATCTACGCTGTTGTTACAAGAACTCCACCACACCTACCTTCCCGGCGTTTTGCGGCACTGCCCGGTCTTACTGACCGATGAGAAAAAATGTAATGCAATCGTGGATTTCGCCTACAATTTAGGCACTGGGCGTTTGCAAACCAGCACCCTCAAGCGCAAGATAAACGCAGGTAGTTGGGAAGAGGCGAAGGAGCAGCTTTTGCTCTGGACAAAAGGTGGTGGACGAGTCTTGCCGGGGCTGGTTAAACGCAGAACTGCGGAATGTCGATTACTGGATTAACGTATGCCACTACAAAAACTTCAACTAAAAAGCGGCGTGAATAGAGAAAATACGCGCTACACCAATGAAGGTGGCTGGTATGAGTCCGACAAGGTGCGGTTTCGCCAAGGCACGCCAGAGAAGATAGGCGGCTGGTCGCGTATTTCAGCTAATACATTCTTTGGGGTATGTCGTTCCTTGTGGAACTGGATAACGCTGGGATCACAGAATCTGCTTGGGATTGGTACAAACTTAAAGTTCTACATTGAGAACGGTGGGGCGTACTACGACATTACCCCAATTAGCGCAGAACACACTCTGACCAACCCGTTCACCACAAACGGCACAACCACAGTCACTGTCGCGGATGCAACGGGCGGGTTTATCAGTGGCGACTATGTAATCTTTTACGGCGGCACTGCCGTGGGTGGGCAGCTTATTACCGGTGAATACCAGATTACCAATGTTATTTCCAACTCATACACCATCACAATCTCCGCAGCAGCTACTGCGGCTACTGGCGGCGGCACAGTTTTCGCCGTCTATCAAATCAATACCGGCCCTTCATACTCCATACCTCTGAACGGCTGGGGTGCAGGCACTTGGGGTTCGGGTACATGGGGTATTGGCACTTCCTCTACAGATACCATGCGTATCTGGAACCAGCTTAACTGGGGGGAAGATTTAGTTTATGGCCCCCGTGGATCGCCGTTGTATTACTGGGACGCAGCTATTGGATACCGCGAACCCAGTGTTACGTTAACCATAGCGTCCCCTTGCGTAGCTACTGTACTTGGGGTTACGTTAGCAAATGGTACTCCCCTTACCTTAACCACAACTGGAGCTTTACCAACTGGCTTAATACCGGGGGTAACGTACTACGTTACCAATTTCAGCAGTTCTACTTTTAATTTAGCAACATCTGCTACTTCAAGTGCAACGTTATCGGGTGTAGTTATTACGGGCATAGCAGGGCAATTTAGTTGCACCGCCGCAAGCGTTACTTTGGTGATTAATCAGGCGTTAGTAATCAGTGGAACTTACGGAGGCACAGGCTCTATTACGGGATATACCAACCCTACAACGTATTACATTGTTGCCACCAATGGTTCTACAACATTTACTTTATCTACTACTGTAGGTGGTTCTGGAGTCACAACCACCGCAGGAACGCCCACAGGTCTTACCTATACCCTATCAACAGCAGTTATTACTTCTGGAACACAGTCAGGAACACACGCCATTTCTGTGCGCGGTATGTTGTTGTCTTCTCTATCAGGGGCAGATGGGTACACGCCTTTATATCAAAACACATTTACCATATCAGATGCCAGCCGGTTTCTGCTTGTGTTTGGTACAAATGACTACGGCAGTGTGGTACTTGACCCAATGCTTATCCGCTGGTCAGATCAGGAGTCTTTGACCACATGGTATCCAGCAGTAACCAACCAAGCTGGCAGTGTTCGTCTTTCGCACGGCTCTGAAATTATTACTACCCTGCAAAGCCGCCAAGAGATTTTGGTGTGGACAGACTCAGCACTGTATTCGCTACAGTACCTTGGCCCACCTTATGTGTGGGGTACGCAACTCCTTGCCGACAATATATCTATTGCTGGCCCCAACGCAGCGGCTATAGCTTCTGGCGTTACCTATTGGATGGGTGTAGAAAAGTTCTATAAATATGATGGGCGGGTGCAGACCCTGCGCTGCGATTTACTCCGATACATCTACAGCGATATTAACGCCTCGCAGTATGACCAGATATTTGGCAGTACCAATGAGGGTTTTAACGAAGTCTGGTGGTTCTATTGCTCATCCTCCAGCCAAACTATTGATAGGTACGCTGTTTATAACTACACAGAAGACATCTGGCAGTACGGCTCAATGGCTCGTACAGCTTGGCTGGATACCGGGTTAAGAAACTTTCCACTTGCGGCTACTTACAGCTATAACATTGTTAATCATGAAGATGGTGTAGATGACAACGTATCTGGAACACCTGTAGCTATTGAAGCGTCCATTACCTCTTCCCAGTACGACATTGGGGACGGTCATAACTTTGCCTTTGTGTACCGCATGATCCCTGACCTGACGTTTCGTGGATCAACTTCGGGAACAACCCCGCAAGTCACCATGTACCTACAGGGTTTAAACAACTCAGGCTCTGGCATTACTCAGACGGGCAACGCCAATGTGGTGAACGGCGGGCCTGCACCTTCTGTAATTAACGTAGATGAGTTCACGGGTCAGCTTTACATCCGTGTCCGTGGGCGGCAGATGCAGATGAAGATCACCTCCAACACCCTTGGTACGCAGTGGCAGCTTGGCGCTCCTAGAATAGATTTGCGTCCTGACGGCAGAAGATAGATATGGCACAAAAAAATGTAGTCGCCCCCAGAATGCCTGCTGCAATAGGTAATGTGTATGACCCTGCGCTTATAAATCAGCTAACAAACGTACTAAGGTTGTACTTTAACCAGCTAGATAACGCTGGCCCAATGACGGCTAGTACACAAACAAACGGTACAGATATCATTGCTGGACTTAGCTTTTTCCCAACAGGAACGTCAACAACACCAAGCCTTCCAACTCAAGCAGATTTAGCCAATTTGCGGGTGGGCGATATATACTATGACACCACGGCTAGTAACGTTTTGAAAGTAAAAACATGAGCCTTCACACCCTTGCCAATCACATGTCCGCGCATGGACGCGGCCCCGACTCAACCCTTGTCCATATGTCTCCCCGTGAGGTGCAGGGACTACAAGCACTTGCTATGCGGCATGGTGGCTCTCTTACTATTAACCCCCAGACCGGACTACCTGAAGCGGGTATTTTGGAAAATCTGCTACCCGCCATTGCGGGCTTTGCTTTGAACGCATTTGCCCCCGGTATTGGCGGCGCGGTGGGTTCAGCTTTAGGGCTTACAGGCGGTATGGCATCTGCGGTTGGCACAGGCCTTATTGTTGGCGGCGTTACGGGACTGGCTTCCGGCAGTTTGGAAAAGGGTTTGATGGCTGGACTGGGCGGTTATGGTGGTGCAGGATTGGGTGCTTCTTTGGTTGGAGCAGGTTCCCCCAGCGTGGCTATGGATGCTGCATCAGGAGCAAGAGATGCGGGTATGAGCGCAGCAGCACAAGCAAGCCCCGCTGCCACAGCCGCTCGTTTACAGGCAGGCGCTAATACCGCTATGAGCGCTCCTTTTGATGCGCTTAAAAACAATGCAGTAAACATTGGGCTTGCTTCCGCACCGGTATTTATGGATTCTTTTGGTAAAACAGAAGAAGAAACGCCTGCGCCTAAACGACAGTCAGGGAATCTGTACATGTACAGGAAAGACCCAGCAACAGGACAGTCGTATGCGTATGAAACCTACTCTGGAGACGAAGTAAAAAATGCACCGCCAGTTCGTTTTGGTAATGCTGGTGGCGGCCTTATGCAGCACTATGACGCGGGTGGGACAGTGGAAAAGAAAAAGTTAGAGCCAGTTAAGTTTGGTGATGTTATAGAAGCAGTTGACGCAAGCGGTAAACCAATTACTCCTGCCACACAAACAACAATCAGCGACTCCCAAAGAGCGCAGGACTATTTGCTTGGCAAACCCGGAGCTGTTAATCCATTTTTGTTCTATTCTAAAACCCGCACAATGGAAGAAATAGCAGCAGATGCAAAAGCAGCCGCAGACGCAAAAGCAGCCGCAGATGCAAAAGCAGCTTTAAGCACAGCAGGTATTTCTGCGCTTACACCAGAGTTTGCAGGGCCGGGCGGCACTCGTGGTGGTGAGGAGAGGTCAGAGCCTAAATATGTCCCCGTAAGCCCATTAGCCTCTCCAGAGGAAGGAAGCCTTGGGTTTAGATTTTTAGACGCATACGGAAACATTCCAATTTTACCGCTTTCATCTCTGGCAAAATTAAAATCGCAAGATATGTTGACCGGGGAATTAAGACAAGCAGGAATTAATGCAGCGGCGGCTAAAGCAAGAGCAATACAAGGGTATGCCGAAGGAACCATGTTTGGCGCACCCCCAAGTAATTTTAAAACTTTTGCAGGCGCGGGCTATGGAACACCTGTATCTGAAGGGGGTTATGGAGTTACATCTGAAACCGGCGCAGGAATACCTGCCAACCCAATGAGTATTGATCCTGCTAGAGCGCAGGGCCAAACGTTAACCGGTCAAGATGGACGAGCACCACCAGCAGCATCATCGCCAGTAGGACAAACGCTTCCAGAAATAAATGCTAAAAGAGATGCCGAAAACTTAGCGTTTGGGAAAATACTTGCTGCTCGACAAGAAAAAATGGATCGAGAAAGCGGTTATACAGAAAAAAAACAAGATGCAGCAGTAAATGCTGTAGCTGCACAAGCCCAACAAGATGCCGCAGACAGAGCCGCACTGCAAGGTGAAAAGCAAGCCGCAGTAGAACGTGCTCTTGCTAATGAAATATCTGGAACTAGCGGTGGAGGGCGCGGTGGTGGCGATGCTGGTGGCGGAAGTAGTAATGCTAGTACAAATACTGGATCCTTTAGTGCTGGGTTTGGAAGCCAAGGACAACACGCTAACGATGGTGGCTTACTTGATTCCCGTTACGCCTACGGCGGCGGCATCACTGCACTGGCGCAGGGCGGCATGTATAACCTCGGCTCCTACTCTGATGGCGGCAGGCTGCTGCGTGGCCCCGGTGATGGGGTATCTGATGACATCCCCGCTACTATTGGACGCAACCAACCTGCCCGACTCGCAGACGGTGAATTTGTGGTTCCCGCACGGATTGTTTCAGAACTAGGTAATGGCTCCACAGAAGCTGGTGCGCGTAAGCTCTACGCCATGATGGACAGGGTACAGAAGGCCCGCTCCAAAACCGTGGGCAAAAACAAAGTAGCGGCAAACAGCCGCGCAGATAAATATCTTCCCGTCTAAGGAATAGATCATGGCTAATGACACGCTAACAACGACAAATATCCAAGGGTATCCGACGGATGTAATACAAAACTATTCCGAAAGCGCGATGGGTCGTGCGGCGGAACTTGCCGGTAGAAATTACCAAAGCTATGCAGACTACGCAAGGGCGCGGGGTTTAACAGGCGACCAAGTTGCCCAATTTACAGGGTTGCAGAACAAGGCGTTTACAGGCGTTGGAGATATTGGGCAAGACCCGTACTCAGTAGCAGCAGCACAGGGGTTGCAAAGCTTGGCGGGGTCGCGTTTTGATCAGGCGCAAGCTGACCAGTACATGTCGCCCTACATGCAAAGCGTGGTGGACATTCAAAAGCGTGAAGCACAGCGCCAATCCGGTATTCAAGGCACACAGCAACAAGCCCAAGCTGCGCAAGCCGGAGCATTTGGCGGGGGTAGGGATGCCATCATGCGGGCTGAACGGGAGCGCAATCTTGGGCAGCAGATGGGTGACATCCAGTCTATGGGTAGCCAAGCAGCCTTTCAGCAAGCACAACAACAGTACAACGCTGACCGAAACCGTATGGGGCAGAGCTACGCAACGCTGGGTTCACAAGGCCAGAATCTGTATGGGCAGACAACAGGCAATTTAAACATGCAAAACCTGTTTGGCACACAACAACAACAGCAAGGCCAGAACATGTTGGACGTTTCCCAGCAAAACTATGCTGCGGAGCAAAACTACCCGTACAAACAGCTTGGGTTTATGTCTGACGTAGTTAACCGACAACCCGTTGGTAATCTTGGCAGCACCGTTACGCAGCCCGCCCCCTCGCTACTAAGTCAGTTGGCAGGCGCAGGCACTGCGCTGTACGGGGCATCGCAAATGGGCAAAAAAACATACGCAGCGGGGGGAGCTATCTATGAGCAACCCGGCGCGGGCCTGAGTGACTTGGCAATGTATCAAATGAGCCGGGGGTAAAACATGGACATCGGTCAAATACAAGACGTAACGGACAGCCTAGCGCTGATGCCGGACGCAGCATTGCAGAAATATGCAATGATGAACAAGGACGATCCGTACATCATGTCCTTGGCTATGAGCGAGAACAACCGCCGCCAAAAACTTCGCGCCGCGCAGCAGGGACAGGCTGGGCAGATGCCCGCCCCCAAAGTGGTCGATCAGGCAATTGCGTCCATCAACCCGCCCCCAGCACCACCGCCACAGGCAATGCCGCCTCAGCAGGCCATGCCCCAAGCGCAGATGCAACTACCTGAAGACCAAGGCATCGCGCAGCTACCTGCACCCAATATGCAGGGTATGGCTGACGGCGGGATTGTGGGTTTTGATGAAGGCGGTACAACGTCTAGGTTTTCAGAATTCTTTAAAGATAGCCCAGAAGCTATTGCTAGAAGGAAGTTGTTTGAAGAGTCAAAGCGAAAAAACGAAGCCATGATGAAGGCTGAGCGGGATCGCCCCGGCTTGTTTGAACAAACGACACCTGAAAAAATAGCAAGCACTGAAGCCAAAGCTATTGAAGCGGGTCAAGCATATTTAGGGGCTTCTCGGGACACCCCCCAAACACCCGTAGTAAAACCCGCACCCGCCGTAAAACCCGCAGCACTGGCGTCCACAGGCGCAGACCAAGGGCGTGGTAAGAGCGGTGGCCCATCGGAAAAAGAATTGATTGCAACAGGCAAGGCAAGGGCTGGAGCCGATACGGCAAAAGCAGACTCAGGCTTGCAAAGCCTTTTGAAAACTGACACGCGCATTAGCCAAGCTGGGGCTCCTGAAACAGACCCGACCAAAATAGCTGCGGAGTACGCAAAAATTCGAGATGCATATACACCCGTAAACCGCTTCAGTAAAGAGATTGGCGAAATGACTGATGCCGAAGCGGCAATGCTTGAACAAAACAAAAAACAATTACTAGCGGACATTGAGAAACGTGGCCCCGCAATGGCAGGCTATGAGACACGCCTAAAAGGACGGGAAGAACGCCTGTCCAAACAAGAGTCTGATTTGTCGGGTATGTCTATCATGGAGGCGGGCTTGGCAATGATGGCAGGCACATCCCCACACGCGTTGACCAATATTGGTGCGGGTGCGCAGTCTGGGGTCAAATCCTACAAAGCTGGCTTGGAAAAACTAGCCGAAGCGCGGGACAAGTTGGACGAGTCTTTTGCCAAAATCGAAGAATTGCGCCGCTCAGAAGGCATGCTCAACGATAAAGAAATACGGCAAGCAACTAAAGATATTGCGCAGACCAAAGTTAAAGCCAGAGAGTTGGGCCTCAATGCGCTTATTAAAGACGGAGAACTTGGGCGCAAAGAAGCCGAAATTGGGTTTACCACGATGGCGTCTAACCGTAAAGCTGTCTACGAGCAAACGCAGGCAAACAATCGTACGGCCATAGAACAAGCTGGAGCAAATGCCCGAGCGCTGTATCAAGCAAATGCGATGCCGCCAGAAGTTCGAGCAATTACAAACCTGTTAGGCGGCGGCAATTACGAAACAGGTCTTAGAAAAATGCAAGAAATTACCGCAGACAAGACTGGTCAGGTGTACGCCAAGATGTATATTGAACACGTTGCAGATGCACGTAAAACTGGTGTTGACGCCCTTTCTCCTACAGATTTTGCAAAACAAGTTCGAGGGGTTATGGCGGCAATGGCTCCGCAGGGCGCGTCTGTGGTTACAACCAAAGAGCCTATTACAACCGGAGTTCTGGCACGGCCCCAATAAGGCATAATGTTTTTAGCGTAACGCGGGTCGCTGCCGCACTTTCTGTTGAGTGATATATGCCCCAATACGTGAGACTTCCTGATGGTAATTTGTTTCCGCTAAAAGAGGGCGAAGACCCCGCATCGGCGTTAAGCGCAGCAGAAAAACTATATCCTCAAGCTTTTGGGTTAACGCAGAAAGCCCCAGAAGAAAGCCCAAAGTCTGGGTTCATGCCGTCGCTCAAAGGCGCAGTCGCAGATATTAAAGGCGCAGGCGCTGCCCTTGCAGGGCGTACCGGTATCATGGACTTGCCCGCTGCTGAGAAGTACATAGCCGAGCAAGAAGCCTACAAAAAGAAAACAGTTGTTCCAACCCAAGCAGGTTGGACAGAAGACCCACTGGCTAAGATTAGTGAGTTGGCGGGCGGCTCCATACCCTATATAGTGGCTCCTTTGATCGCGGGGGGCGCTGCTGCTGCGCTTCCTCTAACCGGTTTGGCGGCAACAGCCGCAGGGGTTGGCGCTGCGGGGCTTGCATCTGCGGGGCAGTTTGCAGGCTCAAACTTAATTCGGCAAATGCAACCCGAAGAAGGCAGGCCTAAGACAGCGTTAAAAGACACCGACCTCACCAATGCCGCCCTAGCTGCCATTCCTATGGCTGCGCTAGACATCCTTAGCTTACGTATGTTCCCCGGCGTAGGCAAGATTTTGCAAAGCGCGGGTATTAATGCATCCGAGCAAGTGGTAGCTAACTACACCAAAGAAGCCTTGAAGAAAACCGCTGCGGATTACTTTTTAGCTACCGGTAAGACAATGGGAAGAGAGGGTCTGACTGAGGCAGGCCAGCAGGTGTTTGAGCGTATGCAGGCGGGGTTAAGCATCACTAATGAAGCAGCCCGTAAAGAGTACTTTGACAGTTTTGTTGGCGGTGCGGTGCTTGGTGGTGTCATTGCTCCGGCTGGCCGGTACGTGGAGCGCGGTGGTGAGCAAAGCCGGTTTGACACGCAGCAACGCGAAGAACAGAAAGCGCAAGCTGACGCAGCCCGAGTCGAGCAGGACAAGCTGGATGCAACCACCCTAGCCACAAAACAAACGCCGGAGTACGCCCAAAAAGCACAGGCCGACTACGTTGCTGCCGAGCAAAGACAAAAAGAACTGGAAGGCCAGATTCACAAGGCCAGCAAGGGCAACAAGCTCACTGAAGATCAGAAGCAGGACAACCGCGAGACGCAGCAGGCGCTTGCCGAGCACGCTACGGTGCTCAAAGATACTAACAAAGAATACCGCCAGTACCGCCAGTTCCTACCAAAAGAGCCAGCCCCACCGCTTGGGCAGGACACAACCCAGCTTCAACAGCGGGATATGTTTGGCAACCTGCCAACCCCCAAGACGCCTGAACTGGACATGCAGGGCAAGCCCGTGGAGCGTGCAGCGCCCGAGCCGCAGGCTGAAGACCAAGGTGATTTGCAACTACAAATACGCGGGCTTTCGGATTATCTTAATCGGCTGCGGGACGAGAACGCAAAAATCCCCGCTACAGATACAGACGCCAAAATAGCAATTGGCGAAAAGTACAGCTCAATTAAAAAAATGCTGACTGAGGTTCAAAAAATTGTTCCTCCAGAAGTAGACGTAAACGCAATCAGTACAAAAATTACGGATTTAACAAAGAAGATTGCCAAGGCTGACACAAACGGCGATGTAGATATAAGCGCTAGATATGCAGCTCAAATCAAAGAACTGCAAAAACAGCTAGAAACAGCACCCTCAGCCCCCAGCCCCCAGCAGCAGTTTGAAATGCAGCCGTTCCAGTCAACGGTTACAGGTGACAGGCAGTTAGCCATTCGTCCACAGTACGCAGCCAATCTTAACCTTGGTGTTGAGGAGCAGGAAGCCGACATTGCCGCGCAGCAGGCGCAGGCTGAAGAACAGTACCGGGCTCAGGGCAGAGAGCAAGACCGGGCAATTAAAGTGGGGATGGAGGCAAAAGGGCTCCAACGTATTGGTGAGCGCCCAGTAGGCGGTGTCTCGTCAATGCAGCAGTTTGATATATTTGAGCAGCCTTACCCAGACACGGGTTCGTCCGCTGCATTAAACCAAGTTAAAAAAGTTTTGACGCAAGGCGAAGAATTACCTACTGCGGAAGAAACACAACCCGTAGAGCAACCCCAGCCCCAACGCGGCGGGGCAGCCCCATTCAAACTGCGCCCCCGCCAAGAAGGTACGGCAGAGCCAGTGACAGCAGCAGCGCTGCGTGATCGGGTTAACCAACTTCAATTGCGTGAAGACTTGAGTGATGAGGCTTACGCATTCCTGCGCCGAGCAGACGCCAACATCGGTGAAAACGATTTAGCAATTACTACAGAGCGCGTGCCGTTAAATTACCGGGATACGCAAGGTCGTCCCGTAGGTGTTGCGTTTGTTAAAGATGCACAAGGTAAAAATATTAGTGCAAAAGTAACCAGTAAAGCTTCTGCAACAGGAACGGAAACACGCGATGTTCCGCTAGATCAAGTTGCTAAATACACGTTTGAGCCAAACAATGAAGAAACTGAAACGGCTGGCGGGGCTTCTCTTTTTACTATGCTCGACGAGCAACTTGGCAAGATTGAGCGCGGTGAGGAAGGGGTATACGGCGAGGGGGCTCTAACTAAACGCCTTGAAATTACGCCTCGTGGTGGAGAAGGTACGGGCGCTATGGCCCGAGCCTTGCGCGAGTCGGGCGCAGCTTTGCCTTCTACGGTTACGGGACTTCCCGGTAGCGTAACAATGCCAACGGCTGCGGAAAAAGTTGAATCTGATTTTGCGGATAAAACCTACAAACTTAGCGATAGCGAAAGAGCCAAAGCACTTGCTAAAGTTAAAAAAGAAAAGTATGACTACCTTGTTGAGCTTTGGACTGATAAAAACGGCGTGTTTCAAAAAGGTAAATCTAGGGCAGAGGCGGCGCGTCTGGCAAGTTTAATTAAGCCAGAAGAAGTTGAACAAGGTTTCATGACCAGTACTGGGCCTACAGCTATTAGCGTGCGGGGTCGTGCCGAAGCTGCCCCCACAATGAACGCTGACCAAGCACTTAAAGCAGCCATAGCAGCAAACCCTAAAGCCGCACAGCAAGCTAATGTCCAAAGAGCAGCAAGACAGCTTGAAAATCGCGGAACAATGCGCGGAGAAAGGGCCAAAGCCAAGCCGCTGTCTCTACCACGGGAATTGGAAACGCACCTGCGGGTCAAAGAAGAACTGGCGCAGTCAGAAAAAGACATTGACCAGATGTCCCTTTTTCCTGAGAAAGAAGTACCCGCAACCGCACTGGGCCGCGCTACCCCCGGCATGTTCCGCCGTTTTCTTGACAGCAAAATTGTTAAAGAAATGCGCGAGGCTGAAGCACGCACCAAAGTACGTAAACAGCAAGCGCCAAAAGTCACGTACTACTTTGGCTTAATCAATGAACTGGAAGCCAAGCTCAACGCATTGGTTACAGAATCTGACTTGCGCGGCACAGCCAAGAGCATCCTCAAAGACAACGATGACGTTGTAGCCTTGCTCCAGCAGTACGGCAAATTTAAAACCGACCCGATGTTTAGAACCATACTTGCTATGACATCGGTAAACAATGAAAAAGAAATTAAAGCCCTTGAGCAAGATGTAGCGGTATACACAAAAACTTTAACTGAACTGGACAAACAAAGCAATGCCGCAAAACAATCGGTTGCTTTGCGTAGAGAGCAGATTGAAAAGTTAAACAGAGTGTTGTCGGGCATTGCCCCGCTAGAAACAAAGTTGGAAGCTGCAACAGCACAACTGAGGGAACTTCAGAAAGAACTTAAAAAAGAAGGAGCCACACCCGCACCAGAAAAAACGCAAGAATACAAAAACGAAATTGCAAGTCTCAAGCGCCAGATAGAGTCCAAACTTGGGTTTGGTGAGATTGGGTATGAAGCGCCCGCTTTTGTTTTTGGGCAAGAAGACGCCCAAACAATGATGATGTTTGAGGCAGCGCTTAAAAAGATTAAAGAGAACCGCGTCTTGGTAGACACGCTTCAACGGCAAAACAAAAAACTACGGCAAGAGCTATCGCAGTTTAGTAAGCTGCGTACCACGGCAGAAAACACACAGGCAATGCTGGCAGACTTGAGCAGCACGCTAAAGAGCGTGTCCAAAGCACAAGACAACATCGACAAGATACCTGCGGTCATGGACGCACAAAAGACCTTGTGGGATTTAGAACACAACGGCAAAGACCCCGCAGTGCTAAGAACAGAAATTGCGCAGGCGCAAGTTGACTTACGTAACGCCATTGTTGCCAAAGAGGAAGCAGACGCAGCAAGTAAAGAAGCCGCCAAAAGCCCTTCTACCAAAGCGTACGAACAAGCTTCTGCGGCGTTTAAAAAACGCCGTCCCAGCATTGATGCTGAACTTGTTAAGTTGCGTGACCAAGCACGGGCACAACGTATAAAAGAAGAAAACGTCCGGCTATATGGGGCAAAGCAAAAAATAACTTTACCGGGTGGTATTTCTGTAACACCAATAACATCAACAACGTATGCAGGCAAAGTACAAAACCAAATTACCAATGCGGCAATGGATAACATTGACGCGATTGAAAAAGAAATTAACGAATTAAAACAAGAACTGGAAGACAAACAAAAAGAAGGTCTTCCCGGCAAGCCGCAGCAAATGCAAATTACGCGTTTGGAATCTGCGCTGCAAGAAGCCAACGAGTTTTACAACGAGCAGCTAAAGACTGAAGGCATTGCCAAGTCCAACAAAGAGTACGCAAAACAAATTCTTGCGTGGCCCTTAAAGAAACTAAAGCTAGAACTGGGCACACTGGAAAACCGAGTCAATGCGTTGGAAGACAAAATTAAAGTGGCGCGGGCAAAGTCTTTGTCTTACTTTGAAAAACAAAAAGCCAAAGAAGCGGGGTTAGTTACGTTTGCCAGCTTACCACCGGGCAAGTACCCTGAAGTCAGCAAAGTAAAAGTATCGCAGTTGATACCAAGTGAACGTAACAAAACACCGGGGGGCGCACGCTCCAGTCCCGTCTTTGCTTTTAAAGGGCAGGGCGCTGCTTTTCGGCAAACGGAAATACTCCGGCTCAAACGCGACTCAGTTGCGCAGCGGATAGAGCAAGTGGAAGCCTTGGAGCGCCAAGGTAAAACGGCTGAAGAAACGCAAACAAAAGAACCCCAACGCAGGGCATCCGAACGCGCTAACGTAGCCCCATCAAATGTGACACGCACTGGCCCCGTGACACGCGGTGTAACCAGCAACGTGGCTAAACTGACCGAAAGCAAGCGCTCAGGCAGACCAATAAGCGACAGGCAGCAACAACTGGAACGGTTGCAAGCCAACATAGATGCAGCGCAAATAAAAGCCAATGAAGCCGCAACTAACTTGAAAAAAGCAACCGAGGTGTATGAAGCTTCAAAAGGCCAGCCTGCGCAAGTTAGAGAAGACGCAAAGGCTGCGTACGAAGCAGCAGACAACCGGCTGGAAACCAGCCGTGGCAATTTGGATGCAGCAAAAGCGCTGCTTGAAGCCGAAGACATTACAAAAGCGCAACGGGAAAAACTGGGGCCAGTATCCGAGTCCACCCAAGAGTTTGTTGCTGCAACAGGCGCACGCCCAATGCTGTCACGTGGCACGCCCGTTAAAGGTCAAACCGTTGAATCCCTCAAAGAAGAACTTCGTAAAGTTATGGGTGGTGATGTCACCAGCCGGGGTAACGTAGAAATCTACGACAACGTAGAAGAATACATCGGGCAGCAAGACGCTGACTTACAAGATGAGCTACGCAAACAAATTCCGTCAGATGCCAAAGGTTTTGCGCAAGCCAACAAGGCGGTTTTGTTTGCTGAGAATATTGGTAAAAACGAAGGGCTCGGTGTATTGCTCCACGAGGTTGGCGTTCACATAGGCTTTCGCAACTTCTTTAACGAAGGCCAGTACAAAGCACTGGTTAATCAAATCAGGCAATGGGCGAAGCGCACCGATGGTTCTATTGAAGCAAAGATTGGCGCGGCTGCAATGCGCCGCGTAGAAGCTGCCAACACGCAAAAGTCCCATATAGACGACGAGTTGTTGGCTTATGCCGTAGAAGAAGCCGTAAAAATGGGCGTCAACCCACAAGGTGTTAAAGGCGGTTCAGCGTTGCGCAACTGGTTGAACATGGTTATTGCGGCGTTCAAGAAAGCGCTCAACGCTTTTGGTATCAACCCAACCAACTTGCAAGCAGGCGACTTGGTTAACTTTGCCTACGGCTGCGCGCAGTTGGAACTTAAAGGCACATGGCACGGAAGCGATGCAACTTTTACAAAGTTTGATGTACGTAAAGCCGGTGCGGGGGAAGGTGTATTTGACAGACGCTTTGATGCCGATAACTCTTTAGGCGCTGGCCCATACACAACCCCAGACAAAGAGTACGGGGAGTACTACCAGCACGCCATACCGTTTGGTAAAGCTGCAAACGAAACAGGGTACGGCAACAAAACGTACGAAGATTACCGCAGTATGGACGAAAAGTTTATGACAGCCGATAACAGTAAGTTGTCTGTTGCGGAATTGCAAAGCAAATACGAATCTGTTTTGTTGAGCCGTTATTTATCAAGTGTTTCTTCTGGGGGCGCATTAAACCCTGTAGAAAACAAAACCGCGCAACAGTACATAAGCGCATCGCGTGATCGGCTAACTAAAAGCGTTAGTGACTGGGAAAAAGCACTTGCCAGCCGGGAAAAAAGAAAAGCTAGAGAAAGTAGCTTGGAAGAAGCTCGAGACGAGTTAACAACTCTCCGCAGGGAACTAAAAGCAATAAACACTTTAGATGCCACAAAAATCAATGGCCTGACAAAACGACCTGCCGCAGGAAATTTGTACCGGGCGCTTGATGATATTCCAAGCGAAAAGATTTTTAGTATTAACTCTACCGCCAGAGCCGGGGAACGCCCACAGATTGACGTGTTGCTTAAAAAATATGGCGACAAATATAACTTAATTAAGTTTGAGGATACGGGTACTTATTACCTAAATTCTTTGTACTACGGCATGCGCGAAAAACTTGGCGTTGAAAAAGCAAACGCATTACTAAAAGACGCAGGTATTGAAGCGCTTGAGCAAAAAAACGATCGTAAGTATATTGAACGTGCATACATAGACAACGCGCCTGAAATTCTTGCGGTTAACCTTAAACCCGTTGGGACAACCAACGAAATAATGTTGTCTCGCAAGGCCGACTACAAGTCTGACGATGCGCTGACAAAACTAGCAAAGAAAGCTGTTGCGCAAGATAAAACATATAAAGAACAAGCCGGGTCACACATTGGGCTTCAGATTGAAATGGCAGCGGCGGATATGCGGGCCGGTGTAATCAAGGCGCTTAACAACGCGATTAAAGACCCAAAAACTATGGGCAGCACCAAGCTGTTCCGCCAAGCTATCTTTAGCATTACCGCAGCCGATCAGGCTATGTCAACTACGCAAATGTCGTTGTCCGTTGGCCCACCCAAAATGGTTAAGGATGCCAAGGGGTACTACTCGGTCAACAGCAGCATGGAAAATGATGCGGGCCAAGTGTTTGATGCCGTGCAGGACATACCAGATAGCTATGGGGACGCACAAGCCAAGATGGGCTTGGCCTCGGTGTACATGATTGCGCAGCGAGCTTTAAACAAAGGGTTGAAGAAGCTAGACATTGGCGCTCTGGGGATTGAGACCGAGCAAGAACTTATAGACGCAATGGCGGCAGCAAACGCTGACCCCAAACTTAAAGCAGCGCTGGAGAATGTGCGCAAGAAATACAACGCGTACAACCGGGGCATGATTGAGTGGTTGTCCTCTCCACAGGTAGCGGCTATTTCGCAGGCTGATGCCAAGGCCTACTTAAAGGATGAGGACTACGTTCCGTACTACCGCGTGCGTGCTGACGGCACGGCTGAGTTGGTCTTTGGTGGCGAGAAGACGCTGACCATTGGCGACATCCGCCACCAGCCATACCTTGCCGAGCTAAAAGGTGGCGAGGCCAAGATCATGCCGTTGGACAAGTCCATCATGCGCAACACCATGCTGCTGGTGACCAAGGGCATGAACAACATGGCGATGAAGAACGTAGGCTACGCCATGCAAGCTGCCGGTGATGGCCTCGGCCCCATAGGTAAGAATGGTAAGCCAACAAACTTGATGCCTATCAATTTGGCAAAGGCCCAGACCAAGCCAACGTAATCCGCTGGACGCAAGAACCAGACCCCAACCGTGAAAACGACAAAGGGGATCGCTATCTGCGTGTGGAGACCAATGACACCTTGTTTGGTGGCATCCCCGCCGAACTGATTATTAAGTCACTGGACGGCGCTCACCTGACACTGCCTGCGTTCCTCAAGTGGGGCGGCATTGCTGGCGACTTGTTGCGTTCGGGCATTACCCGTACGCCAATCTACCTAGCCCGTCAGTTGTTCCGTGACCCGTTTGCAGCTACCGCTACTTCCGGCTTGGACTACGGCCCCATCACCGCCATCTTCAAGGCCAACAAAGAGTTTTTGAAAATAGCCGCAGGCAAAAGCAAGACCGGCGCTAAGATGATCGAAAAGGGTTTGCTGCAAAGCGGGCTGTTTGAGGGCGATGTTGCAAACATGTCCAAGATTGCCTTGCAGTTGGCAAGCGGCAAATCGCAAAGCACCATAGACCGCCTACTTGCCGGAGCCGACAGACTGGCACTGCAAGCCGATGCAGCTACCCGTACGTTGATCTACGACAACGCCATCAAAAACGGCCTGTCCGAAGCAGAGGCTGACTATGCGGTGCGGGAGTCGATGAACTTCTCCAAGCGCGGGTTGTCGCCCACTGTGCAGTACGCCAGCCGCATGATACCGTTCTTCAACGCGCAGATACAAGGCTTGAGCGTGCTGGTCAAAGCAGCCACGGGCAACATGCCTGCCGAAGATGTGTTGAAGATTAAGCGCAAGTTTGCCAACAACGCCATGATGCTTACTGGCTTCGGTCTTGCATACGCGATGGCAATGGATGACGATGAGTACTACAAAAACGCCAAGCCAAGAGACAGGTACAGCAACTTCTTTATACCCCTGCCGGGTGTGGATGAGCCGCTGAAGCTGCCAATCCCGTACGAGTTCGGTTTCTTCTTCTCCGCTGGCGTGGCTATGGCGGACGCTATCAAGGGCGAGGTGGACACACCCCAACAGCTACGTGCAATCAAGGATATGTTTGTGGGCGCTATCCCCGGCGCTAGCAGCTACTTTGTACCCCAGCTTGTCAAGCCGCTGGCCGAGGTGTATGCCAACAAGAGCTTCTTCAGCGGCACACCGCTGGAGTCTGCACGACTTGAAAAACTAAAACCCGAAGCGCGGTACAACGCCCACACAACAGAAGTTGCTAAATGGATGGCTACGGTGGTTCCGGGGCTCTCGCCTATCCAGATCGAGCACATCGTGTCGGGGTACTTAGGTCAAATACCTTTGATGGTGCTTGCATCAACCAATGAGATGTTCCGCGAAGACAAGGAAGAGCCCACCCGCAAGCTATCAGAGATGCCGCTAATTGGCAGTTCTTTCCAGCGCAAGTACGGCGGTGAGGATGCCGATGTGGTGTACAAGCTAGCCAACGATGCAATGGAAGCCAAGCGTACTTTCGATGACTATCGAAAGAAGGGCAAGCGCGAAGATGCCAAGGAGTTCCTTGCCGACAACCGTGCCGAGATTATGGTTGCACCGTTGGCAGCGCAGTACCAGAAGATCATGGGAGCGCTGCGTACGCAAGAGGACATCATCCGTAACTCCAACGCTTCACCTGACGCCAAGGAAAAACGAATTGATGCCTTGAATGCACAACGCCAGCTACAGTCCGAGCGTTACTTAAAAGCCATCAGGCGGGCTGAAGCGGCAGGCGGTAGAACCACACCCCAGTAAACCCCTTACGGATGGCGGGTTGGGCTCGGGCATCAAACAGGCGCAGGTCAAGCGCCCGTTTCAGTCCTTGTGTGCGGATAAGTTCGGGGTCGAGGCAGGGGACAAAAAACCCCTGCCCCCGCTCAGTCTTTTTCCACGGATAAATGATTTTCAAGTTCTTCATTTATCGGCCTCGTTATCCGCATAACTGCCGTACGCAGCGGTGGGCCACCTGTCTTAGACATCAGGTCTTTGCGGGGCATGTACTTCACGGCAAACAGCTTCTCCAGTTCCTCCTTGAACTCAGCGTAACCAAAGTTCATGGTGGCGCAGAACGAGCGCAGCACGCGCTCCTCAATGTAAAAGTCCGTGTACCCCTCCATAGCGCCGTTCTCCACCCGGCCCTTGACCTCCTTGCGGGTGGTGCTCTTGTCGATGCTACCGCCGTCCCCCATCTGCGCCAAGACGCCGCCGGAAGTGCCGTAGTTGACCACCACAAACTGGCCCCAGCTTTCACGGATGAACTCGTTAAGCACATCCTCGGTGCTGCGTTTGTTGCCCCGTATAGCTATGCGCTGGTACTCAATGCGCTTGCGATATGCATCAATGATCTTGTCCAAAGGCAGGTTGACAAGCCCCGTGTGCGCGTCACCCATAATGATGCCAGCGGCTATGTTGCAGCCAACACTCCCTATCCAATAACGCTCGTCGTTGGTAGCGCCGTACTCAACGTGCATCTTGCGCACAATATCGGGCACAAGCTCTTTTAGGAGGGGCACGTTCTTAGCAAAGAAGTCAGCCAGCACCTCACCCGCTACGGCGTAGTTATGGGACAAGGACTTGATGGTCTCAATTTCCTCGGGGCTCCATGTCAGGATTTCGTTCATGCGGAACTCGATCAAGCGGCGAAGCTCACCCTCTGCGCCCACCTTGCGTGCCCCGGTCAGGCTGTCCACCACGTAGGTGTTTGAGGACATGAGTGCATGCCCAGCCCATGTCGAGTTGTTCAGACGCTCCTTGTTAGCGCCAGACTCCATGCGCTCCTTGCCGCGCCCCTCAGTCATATCCAGCAGGAACTCGGAGAACCACTCAGGCGCTTCACGATTTTTGGAAGTGATCTCGTCGGTCACCAAGGGCAGGCTGTGCAGCAGGCCAAGGCGTTGCTGCATGGCGACCATCGAGGTACTCTTGCCGGTGCGGTAATGCGCTGGATGCCCCCAAATAGATGCCGCCGCCTCAAGCGCCAGCGACTTGCCAGTACCCGAAGCCCGTGCTGCGCAGTGGTACGTCATACCGTACAGACCTGTAAAACGCATCAGCGGGGAGCCAGCACCGGCAAGGAAAACTGCCAAGATGTCATACATCTCGCGGCGTATCAGCATGTTGATACACGCCTGCCACCCCTCCAGCGTGCCGGTAGGTTTGGTGTTGTTGACGATGTTCTCCAGCCCCGCCATAGGTACTTCAATTGGCGTACCCTTGGAGTAGATACGTCCAGCAAAGACAAAGGTGTCATCGTTTTGCCAGCCATAGCTTTCAGGAACACGTACAGGGGATTTTTCATTGCTCATTTTTTCAACACTCGCTCGTATGTAATGGAATAAATTAACGTCATTCAGAGCACCAAAGGTAGCCAAAATATTTTGGTTGGCAAGACTCTTTAGCGTTTCCTCTTTACTGACAACAGACTTTTGGGGCAGCGTGACTGTCTGCCCACCTTCGGGGCGCAGGGCTATCATGTGGATGGTGTGCTCCTTGTTCGTGACCAAAATGTCCACAGGAAACAAGTCATACGCCAGCAGCATGATCTTGCGCTGCATCTTATTGCCGTTGGCGTCCTCGTCATCCTTGACAACGAACACACCACCGTTTGCGCCGTAGGAGTAACCCCTTGGCGGTTCTGGGCGCAGCACCTGCCGCACCGCGTCGGACACCGCAGGCCCAGCAATTTCTACCTGCTTGGCCTCGTTGGACAACGCCACATCCCGACCAAGGGCTAGGGGGTTGGTGATCTTGCCCCAGTGCTTGCAGTTGATGCACACGCCGGGGTTCTCTGAATCAAATTTGGTACAGGGGTATGGGCCTTTGATCTCAGCCAGCTTCCTGTGCATCCGGTCTTCGTCGTACGGGTGCAGTCCACTGAGCCATGCCGCCGCCTTCTCCCCGTCCACGCACTTCTTGGCAATGCTCAAATGCGCCCGCCACAGCGGCTCCATGCCGTCCTCATCAGCGTGCTCAGCGTAGTACCGAAGCTGATCGCAACCCTGCCCAGCCTTGGTAGCCTTAAAGATATTGCCAAACTTAGTCACGCTGTTGGCGTAAAGCTGTACCGCTAAGGGTTTACCCTCCTTGGTAGGGCGCTGCCCCGGTAGTACCAGCGCGTTGCTCGGCGCAACTGTCTTAACTGCATAGGCGGTGCCAATCAGGTTGCGCTCAACCAGCGCCCGGATGTCCGCAAAGTCAAAGTGATCGCCCGCATTTTTAAACTTGACATTGGTGACTTCCCGCACACGCTTGTCGTTCTTGATGCCGGTATTGATCGTGTCAAAGACACGCAGCACCCTTGATGCGTCAGCCGTAATCGTTTGGTCAATGTCCAGCTTCTTTTGAAAGCACAGGCGCTTAAACCCCTCGGCCACGGGCTTCCACTCGTTGATGTCCACAGCCTCTTTGAACGGCCAGTATGCGTGCACACCACCGCCCGATGCCACCAGCCAAGGGCTACCCAGCCCGGACAGTCCGACCTCTTCGGCAAACTGCATGATGGCCCGTGCCGCAGCCTGCGCTGACGGGTACGCCTTGGACTTAATTACGCCATCCGCATCCGGCAAATCCTTGGGGTGGTTGCAGTCCACATCGACTGCGATGCAGCGCACCATCCGCACATTGGTTGCAATACGGCGCTTCAAATCCCCGAAAGTGCCCAGCGCAAAGTAGACATCCAACCCACGCTGTTTCCACGCATCTATCTTTGGCAGCGCTTGCTCCAATGTGTCTACATAAAAATGCTCCTTGTTCTTTGATAGTTCAACAACACAGTACTTACCATTTCCGGGGGGTGGCAGTACCTCCGCTAGAAACTCAAGCGGTTCCATAGGTATCCTTGGGAAATGGTTTAAGACAGGTCGAGTTCTAACTGCGCGGGGTCTTTGGGTTCAGTTTCACTCCAGTCCTTGTCTGTGCGGCGCAACAACTCCGCTACCCACTCAGCGGATAGTTCGCTCGGTTTGGTGATATAGATCAGGCGCTCAAGTTCGTCGTTTGTCAGGGTTCGAGGTTGTATTCTTTGCATATTGTTCTCCAAGCCACATCAGCAGTTGCGGACGTAGACATTATTTTTAAAAGGAATTCGACACGAGTTTGGTATGCAACAAAAATGTCCTTACCGGCAAACCAGTTGTACACAGTCTGACGGGTGACACCTAGCGCGTAGGCAATTTTCGTAACGGGGAAGTCAAGGTGCACAGCCCAACGCCCAAGCTGGTTGCCCGGCGTCTTAGGCGAGGATGCCACCAAGTCAATAATTTTTTGTGAGTAGGCCATAGCATTTCTAAAAAGGTGGGGGTACTCGCTGCGTCTGGTTGACCGCCGTATTGCAGTAACACTTCACCAGCATCCGCTTTCCCCCCGATTTAATTACTCCTCGTCGTCCCAAGCGGACACGATGTCAGCCAGCTTGCCTTTGGAAGCAGGCACGGCGGTAGGCTTGGCAGCGGCCTTGCGCACCTCGGGCTCAGGCGCTGTGTCCTCCTCATCTTCCTCGACCACCACAGGGGCTGGCTTGGCCTTTGCAGCCTTTGCAGCCTTTGCAGCGATGGGCTCATAGGCGGCAGCATGTTCCTCATTCATGAGTTGGCCCATCGGCTTTGCCCCCGCCAGTTGCAGCGGAGCCGCCGCTGGTGCGCTAGCGCTAGAAGCCGCAATGGCTTTCTTGGCATCGTCTGTCTCAGCCTGCGTCTGCACAGTATCGTACTCGTCATCGGTCAGCCAACGGGTTGCAGCGAACAACAGCTTGGGCGCTTCCGAAGTCGTATCAAACTTCATGCGGGTCACAATCTGCTCGGGGTTAACCGGCGGGTTCTGCGCTGCCAAGTAGCGGGCGTAGGCTTGCAGGGCACGCTTGTCACCTTGCTCCTTACCAAAGATCGACGTAGCGGGTAGCGTCAACTGCATCACCGAGCCCTCGATGTCGTTAGCCAGCACCACAGCCATACGCTGCAAGTAACGGCAAGCGCGGCTGTTGCCTTGACCCGAGCCAGCTTGGTTTTGCGCACAGGCCATGCATGTCTCGGCTTGCTTGTTTTTAGACGAAGCATCCGGGGTCTTACCATCGTTGCTGGTGCAGTCAGGCGCGGACACAGTATCGGCGTTGTACGCTGCGGCGTAGAACTGGCGGCTCACCTCGGGCGCTGCCTTGATGATGACAACATCCAAATGACGCTCGTCAATTGTGGCAATCTCTTTGCCGCCGTCGATCAAACGAAACACACCACCCTTGATGGAGATGCGCTTGCCGGTAGCACCGGCTGCACCGCCGCCGGTCAGGGCACGGGCCGTGGCAGACAACGCATTGTTGCGGGCGAAAGCGGGGACTTTCGAAGCGGAAAAAATAGAAACATTACTCATGATTAATACCTTACTTACTTGGTTTAGTTACGCGGATTTCAAAATCCGAAAACGAATTCAGGCCGGGTGGCACTGAACCGGGGTTCTCCTCCAAAAACCTAGCCATGTTGGTCTGCGCGATACGCTTCTCCAACAGGTCTACGACATCATGTTCAACAATAAATTTCTTGAACGAGTCCCAGTCCTGTGTGGAGTAGCGCGTCTTGTGGATCATGGCTACGGTTCCAAAGGTAGTCTGCACAGACTTGACGCCAAGCGCCTGCATCTGATCTTTCATAGCGAACTTGAGTTCGTCTTGTTGCGCTTTCAAAGTTTCCAACTTGTTGTCGTACTCCTGCGTTAGCGTGTCAATTTCGGTTTTTATCTTACGATAAATCCGGGCTAGCTTGTCCATAGGGACGGTGATTTCAGTCATTTACTTCTCCTGTTGTTTTGTCTAAGACTTGACAGTCTACACGAATTTTCCGGGCCTGTACCTCCTTTCTTAAGAATTTATTTCACTTTCAAACATACGGGTGAGCAGCGAGTTATCCACAACCTTGGAGGCCAAAGCTGTGAACATCTTCTTCTCCACCGGGCTACCTTCTATGTGGATAACTGTGACCTTATCGGAGTTCTGCCCCTTGCGGTCAGCACGGGCAATGCACTGGATGTACTGCTCCACGCTCATCAAGGGGCCAAAGAACACCACGGTGTCAGCGGCTGTTAGGGTTATCCCGTGGGCCGATGCTTGCGGTTGCAGCACCAAGACCCGTGGGTCTTTCTCGTTTTGGAATCGGCGGATGATGTCCGCCCGTTTGTTGGGTGTAACCCCGCCGTGGATGCACTCCACCGCTACGCCTTTCTTGAGCAGGTACTGGTGAATGGTGTCGATGCTGGAACGAAACAGCGCAAAGATGATGACCTTCCTGTCCGTCTCCTCCAGTATTTCTTCCAGCACCGACAGGCGCGGGGCAGCATCGAACTGCACAACGTCTTTGTCATCGGTGTACACCGCGCCGCACGAGATTTGCAACAGCTTACTAAGGTTGGCAGCAGCGTTGACTGCTGTGATTGTCTCGCCTGCGGCAATGGCGGTCATGCGCTCTTTGAGCAAGTTGTAGTACTTGGCCTGTTGCGGGGTCAGGGGCACAAGGCGGGTGGTGGTCAGCACATCAGGTAAGTCCAGGCACTGCGCCTTAGTGAACCGGATGGCGGGTTGTAGCGCTGTGTGCACGGTGTCAACGGCGTTGGGCTTAGCGGCCCACTTGAACATGGTGACTTTGTTCATGACCATATCGCGCCAAGCGGTGTAGAACTTGGGCACGTTGTTGGGGTTGACCAGCTTAGCCAGCCCGTACGCATCTGCGGGGGACTGCGAGGCCGGTGTGCCTGTCATCATCCACAGGTGGGTGTCCGGGGTCAGGATGGACGCTAGCGCCTTCCAGCGCCTTGTAGTCTGCGTCTTGTACGCGTTGGCCTCGTCCACGATCACCAAGTCAAAGCGCCCGTCCTTGCGCACTTCGTCAGCGATCAGGTTCAGCCCATCGTAGTTGGTGATGACGAACTCGTAGTTCTGCTGCACCATCTCGATACGGCGGCTAGATTGCGCATGGTGCGCTACAACGGCAGATCGGTGGATGATGCTGTTGCTCAAGTCCCCCAGCCAAGCTGACTGCATGATCGAGAGCGGGCACAGGATAAGCACGCGGCGTACCTTACCGATACTCATGAGGTAGTCCGCAGCCCACAGCGCCGATAGTGTCTTGCCCGTACCCGGCTCAGAGAACACGAAGGCTTTGCGGTGGAGCGTCAGGAACTCAGAGGTTACCCGCTGGTGATCCATTGGCTTGTATCGTCCGGGCCAGCTATAGCGCTTGACGATTGGTGAGGGCGCATCCTTCACGCCCAAGTTGCGTAGTACCTTAACCTCCTCCAGCCCCCAGTACACCAATACCTCGTACGTGCCATTGCTTTCGCTAATGACTTTGTGCTTGGGGATGATGGCGTATTTATCGGGGTTTCTAGTCTTTAGGAGTATTGCTTTGTCTTCAACGATTTGCATTTGCTTCTCATGTAATTATTTGATTGTGTGATCGCTGTTACGAGCAAACGATCTATTGGCCGAGGCCGACTTGACGCGCAGATTACTTCGCACAGTACTGCCGCCTTTACTGACGGGCTTTTTGTGGTCAACGTCTTTGCCGTCACCTTTATGCACCAGTCCTTCTTTCTCCATGATGGCCCGCGCTTTGTTACGTACAGCACGCTTTTTTATAACGTCTGGTTTTTGCGCATACGCGGGGTACGTGCTGCGATCTTTGGGGTCTTTGTAAGGCATTAATGTTCCTTAAGGGTTATTGCGTTTGGCTGTATCTTGCAGTGTGTCAACAACGCGCCGTGGCTGGTTTGGCTTATTTTCTACTCTCATGACATCGTGTGCCAAGCGCAACACCATAACAGTCGCGCACTCGGGATGCATCCAAATCGTAACGTAACTTTCCAAAATTTCTCCTTGCGCCGTTTGCCCGTTACCTGAGTGCTCAATGGCGTACTGCTGTTCAGTAATATCTTTGTAGCAAATGTGGCATTTGCAGGGGCGCATCAAAAAGTTGTTCGGGGTGTATAAAGACATGTCCATTCCTTTCAATGTTTAGGGTGATGTACACAAGTGGTGGCCGGACACCACGGGCATAACGGCGAAGGCTTGGCGTTCCACACGCCTGTCTCATGGGCTTGCTCAATGCGGGCGGCACGCTCACGATAGTCCCACCAGTGGGACTCGGCTTGATCGAAAGTCATACTGTGCTTAGTCATGCTGTTCTTGACGATGAATAGCAGCGCTGAGTTGACCTTGCGGATGTGCGGGTAGTGCGCGAACACCATGATCGACATGAGCTTTAGCTGGTCGCGGTCAGGGTATTTATCCGAGCCCGTCTTCCAGTCCACCACCCATGCAGTCATGTTGTCATCGTCAATGATAAGCAAGTCCGCGATGCCGCGCACCCACACATCTTTTGCTTTCCAATCACAGGGCTTTAGTTCCTTGGTCAGCGCCATCTGCTGCTCCGCTAGCTTGCGTCCGGGCTTCTTGAGTAGCTCATCAACCACCGGTACAAACTGCGCATAGGCAGCAGGCACTGGCTTGTTGTCGCGGATGTATAGCTCGATGGCTTCATGGACTTGATTGCCGTACCTTGTGGCCTCAGTCTCAGTGAACGGGTAGTTCTTTAAGACCTTGATCTCTTGATACCGCTTGGGGCATCCCTCGTAATCCTTGAGAGCGCTATGACTCCACGACACTACTTTCATTTAGAACCTCGCTGTGTCAATTGCATGGGAAAGCCGTGATGCAAACCCACGTACAAACGCCTCGTCACGATTTAGGTTGTTCCTGCCCATGTCGTGCAAGATGGCATGAATAGTCTCGTGCCAAAACGAATCGCGTACGTCAGCGCCTGCAATCTTACGTCCGGGGGAGTGATGCGTTGCAATCCGTATGTTGCGGTTCTGGTAGTTGACTTGGCCCATGCAGTTCTTGTCGATCAAAGCCTCGACCACCTCTACCGAGTACATCCGCTTGCCCACACGCATACGCCGTGGGATTGGGGTTCTTTCTGTTGTTGCCATTTATTTCTCCTATCCTTTTGCTAGTCCATATCTACGGTGCGCACCACCGTCAGCGTTCAACGGAATCCCCGGCATATACCGTGGCTCCATAGTCATTTGCGCCAAGACCCAAGTCTTAGCGTTTTCTACTTCGGCATCGGGCACAACGGCTATAAGCTCATCATGCACTGTGCCTTTGACGGGATAGCTTTTTGCTACGCGGAGCATCCCATCGGTCATCACAATCCGGGCAGTTGCCTGCACCACATTATTCGTTATTTTACCAGCATACAGCTTGGTGGCATCCTGCCCGTACACCCACTGCATCCGCCCCTTATCGTCCTTGACTTGGCGCAGGTCAGGGTACAGGAGCTTCATGCCGTTGGGCAACTCAATCTCGCCCTTCCTGAACACAATGCATTTATACCTGAACTCCCGCCCGTTAGCAAGAGAGGAACCAATAAGGTCGCGGCACATGTCCCAAAAGGATACCACCGGATGCGCCGTGCTGCGGTAGATGTCGATGATCTTCTTAGCCGCTACGCAGTGGATGAGCAACTCTTTGTCCGTGCAGGTGTGGGAAATCTCCGCCATCTGTTTGGTGTTGTCCTCCCAGTCAAGGAACCTGTCCACGTATGCAGCATCCACCCCCAGCTTGCGGGCGAAGTCCTTGTTGTAGCGCACAGGCGGAGCACCAAGGAAACCCGTCAGAAGCTGCTGCGCGAACGATGCCCAGCCTAGCCCATACCCCGCACCCAGCAACGCGCTCTTGGCGCTCTGACGCAGGTCGGGGTGGCTGTCCTTGGTCATGCCGGGGATGTTAAACATCTGCGAACCGAAGGCAGCGTACGGGTCAGCGCCTGATCGGAAGATATCCAGCATCTCCTCGTAGTCCGACAGCCACGCCAGTACACGCGGCTCGATCTGCGACAGGTCACCCACCACCAACTGATGCCCCTCGGGGGCCATGATCGCTTTGCGCAGGAACGAGCCACGCTTTAAGTTCTGCATGTTGATAGCGCTGCCCTTGCTGGCAGTCCAGCGCCCCGACAGGGCTCCGTAATAACTAAGCGGCACAGGCAGCGGGCCACGCTGAGAAATCTCTAGGAACCGCTGCGCCCGTGTGCGCTCAGTCGTGGACTTGACCTTGAGCCGAGCCTCGCACAGTGAGGCCACATCCTCGTTGCTCCCGTTGAGCATGGCTTGGAACATAGCGTCCGTCTTGGCGAATGCAAAGTTGACACCCTTGGGGTGAGGGGTTTTTACCGTGGGCTTTTTCTTCTTGGTCGGCGGCTCCACACCAAGGGTGCGCAGCAGTTCTGCAAACTGGCCGTTGCTTGCCAGCATAGCGTCCGTCACGTTCAGCCTTGCCAACAACTCCTCGCGCATCTCACGCTCCTCCTCGATGGCGTTAACTAGCATGAGCTTGTCAAGCTGCAACACTGGCTCGGTGTACATCTTCAGCGTCATGTCGATGAGGCGTAGTTCCGACGAAGGGTAGCCCGCAACGAGGCGTTGGAAGATTTCTTCACACAGGAATACGTCATGCGCACAGTAATCAGCGAGTTCTTTTTCCGTATCAGCCGAGATGTGAGTGAGGCCATCGGTACTATAGACGGCTGTTCCTTTTGGGGGAAGACCAAAATCTCCCGCAAGTCGGGCGAGACTGTTGCCAACCTCCACGCCTCGTAAAGCTCTTGCCATTGATAGCGTGTCGAAGATAAAAGCGGGTCTGACGCTATACCTCCAAGAGAGGATGGAGACGTCGAATTGGGCGTTATGTGCAAGCACGGCGGTTCGTCCCCAGTCGTATGTTGATAGGACTCTATGAAGCTCATCACCTCCTCGATACCACTGTGTGGGTCGGTCACTCCGAAACTCGTGTATGCAGGCTCCGAAAGCCAAGAACTTGTCGTCACGTATGTACTCCTCAGTTGTCATTTTTGATAGGGTATAACTCTTGCTGTCCCAGTACGTTTCAAAGTCAATGGTCAGTATGCGGTCGTAGGGAGCGCTCAATTGAACATCTCCTTGGCAGGCGCACCGCCCATAACTTCCATGTGCATCTTGATAGCCAGCACCCCAACCATCTCCATAACTTCGGCCTCGTCAAGATCAATAGCAGAGAGCAGCACCCCATCCTCTACTACCTCCAGCGTAAGCATGCCGCCGTTTTGTTTGGCAAACGCCAAGGCCACGCGCTCAAACATTTGCAGCATGGCGGTGACCCGCGCAGCGGACATGCCTTCGATGCACTCCTCCACTACCTGCGCTATGCGGTTGAATTCTGTTTTATCCATATCAGTTTCTCCTCTAGTTCGTTTATGTTTGTCTCGCGGATGACCAAGGCGTGGCCCCCCGCCGCTTGTATTGCAGCAAGCTGCCGGTCTTGCAGCGCTGTCGTCTTACCCCTGCCTGCCTTGGCCTCCACCGCTAGGAACACGCCCTCAACACAGCACAAGAAGTCAGGCACACCGGCCACCCCGAAGCCAGCCCCAAGGGGCATGGTGTAGTACGCGCCATACTGTGCCAGTAGTTTGCGCACTGTTGCTTTGACCTTGGCTTCGGGCGTCACTTGCTACCCTCCACCATCGCCCTACGCGCCGCCTCCAGCGCGGCCTTGGCGTCCAGCTTCAAGTGCTCGTTCTCCTCCTGCATTTCCTGCATACGCATGTACGCCTCGGTGCAGAAGTCAGCTAGGTTCTTGTTTGACCAAGCTGCAAAGTTGGGGATGTCTTTAGTCTTGCTCATTTGGTTTCCTTCGTTTGGGTTTGAGTGCGGCTATGCCATCTTCGGGGGTTGGGTTGCGGGCTAGCATAAATTGGTCAGCTAGTTCAAATGCAGTGGCGGCAATAGGCCCACCTTGTCCTTCATTTATCAACAGCGCTGTCATAGCAAACATCGCTGCTAGGTCACGTAGGTTTTGTTCGTGTTCGGTCAAGGGGTTTCTCCGTTGGTTTAGGGCAATTTTGCGGTGGCACTACTACGCACCATACAGCAGTCCATTGTTTTCGGCGGGTTGTCCATCGGTCTATGTACGCATCGGACATCCCCAATAGCGCACGTTTAATATGACTCGCATCTTTCTCTAGCCGTTCAGCTATCTCAGAGTTGGTCAAGCCGTCAGGGTACTTTTGCAGGGCCATTCGTATGGCGTGGTGGTTGGACTTATGCATTGCGTTCCTTGAGTTTGGTTTCTGCCCATCGTGCCGCCGCTTCGGCTGTAAAAAGTGGGTTGAAATCATTGAAGTCAACCGAACTCAGCCCTACCCATTCACGCTGCACAACCAAAGGCCACAACTGACCAAGTGGTGTAAACATGGGGTCGTTCTTGTCCGTACTAACGTGGCGGTTAGTGGGGTCGTACCATGCGATAGTCATACGCTTTTACCTTTTTCAAACGAGTTCTTATATGCTTTGGGCAGCACTCTTCGCGCTTCGATAACCAGCGCCTTGTCCTGCCCGTCCAATAGTCTGTCAATGATTGAGTACAGCTTGGGCAGCAGCGTATTCACGATTGCCGTGTCCGCTGCATAAACTTGTATATCGTCGTCTTCATCCATATTTTTTCTCCAGAATTGTTAAGTGTTCAGGTTCATACCAGCTTTTTGGCTTCCCCTTGAATACCCATAGCTCCACGCTTACAGGTGGGTATCTGTCGTCCAGCGCAGGTAAGCGGTGTGCTACTCGCGTGACAACGGCAAACAAGTCTTTAGGTAATGGCCCGTATGACTCATGGATGTAAACAAGGTCGCCAACTTCAACCATTGTTGTTCTCCGCTGTGCCAGCTTGGCTTGCGCCGCTGCCTTCTTTGATTGATAGCCTGTCATCACTTCCCCCACACCATATAGGCCAGCAGCGTGAGTGTTGCGATTACAGCTATCATGGCAAGCAGTACTTTGAAAGTGTCGGCAATATCATCTAGTGGGTCTTCCTGCCCCATCAAAAATCCTTTGATGTACGCATCATTGGTTTCTTTTATACGTTGCTTGCGTATAGGGCAGTCTTTGCCTTGGTCGCATTGACCGTTTGCGTTACAGCAGTTCATTTGTTTCTCTCCTTGAGCATTGCGTCTGCTATCAAGTAAGCGCGTTCTGAGTATTCAGCAACGATGGTCTTGTCGTCCTTATAAACAACAATCAAACTCTGCATAGCTAACCCCGCAAAGTGGTCACGCAAGGTCATGCTGCGGGCATAACCGCCAGTGCGCTCTAACCATGTAGATGCTTCCGCAAATTGCTCCATTGCTAACGTATGGGTGTCTTTCATTTTGTACCTCCTATTTTTGTGGTTTCAAAATCATTGCGGTATTCATCCAATCGTGAGTTAAGTCTCGTGATTCGGGTTACGTTGTAGTCCACTACCGACTGGGCATATTCCACCGCAGTCTCTGCGCTTAGCTTTTCCATGTGGGCATCGGCTAGTTCCTCAGCAATCATTTCCAAGGGGCTGGGTCTTTTGAACGGCTCCTTCATCAACTCCATGAAACGTACTTTTCTCATTTCTTTGCTCCTTTTGTGCGTGCGTAGTAGGCTCTTGCGTAGGCGTTCTTCCTCTCACGAGCAGCCTGGGCATTCTTTTCCTGCTTTATCATAGCTGCCTTCTTGGCGTACCAATCACGCTGGTACTGGCGCCTCTTTATGCGCCCTTCATCTACCAAAAGTGGCATAGGTGGAGGTGGAATTTCTGAGTATTTTGAATTTAACTGTACCGAATGTGCAAATGTTGCGTTATCCACCAACTTCAGTTTTACTTCAATATCTTCTATCCTACGGTCTTCATCATTGATAAAGTCAAGCAATTCTTTTACTTGCTGCTCAAGAGCGGCGATACGAGGGTCGCGTGACTGAAGATAAACCTGATGCTCCAGATCTTTCAATCTTTTGCCAATGTTGTCATGCCTCCCAATTAAGGCTTGATTTGAGTTCACTAAAACCTGATTTGCGCTTTCCAGTTTTTGTGCCTTCTCTCCCAGCTGTGCAATCCATCGGCTGTTATCGTTGTTAAAGTCCGTTAGGTCTTTTACCTTCTGCTCTAGTTCAGCTACTCTCTTAAAAATATTCCAATTCATTTGCTTTCTCCTAAGTTGCTAAGTTGTTCCAATGTTTCTTTTATCTCATTACCCCCTATCAATAATGCACACATCTCCTGCAGCACAGTACGTTTGTCAGTCATAAACATGTACTCA